ATGCCATCGGGAGCGGTCGGGTGGGTTGCTGGGGGCCCTCCCCACCCCCTCTGACCTGCGGTTTTGCTGCCGCGCGGCGTTTGCTGCGCAGGTCAGAGCGGGTGTGTGTCGCTGGTCCACTGGTCGCGGTCGCCGTGTCTCCATGCGACGCGCCCGGGTGCTGGTCCGCGTCGGCCGGTGAGTGACGGTGTGTCTGCGTGGTCGATGAGTGAGGGCCAGGTGTAGGCGATGGTGTGGCCTTGGTGGCGTGCCCATGCGCTGATTGCTTCGTCTATGGGTTTGCCGTTGGGCAGGTTGTTGAGCATGTGCGGTACGAGGTCGGCGTGTATGGCGACGCCTACGGCGTGGAGTAGTCGTCGGCAGGTGAGCCAGTGTGCTGTGGTGCCAGCGGCTTTGGCGATGCGTTGTTGGTATTCGCGGGGTCGTTCTCGCCCGAGGTAGAGGCTGACCACTGGGCTGGGCGCCACTGCTAGCGCTGCGTCGAGCTGGTCGCGGAAGTTGTTGCACGGTATGGCGTCGTCTTCGAGGACCACGAGCCAGTCTGTGTTGTGGCGGGTGAGGTGTTGCCAGACTTTGCGGTGGTTGGTTTCGCATCCGAGTGTGCCGTTGTCGATGCTCATGTATGCGGCGCCCACGGTTTCCATGAGCCGGTGTGCTTGTTCGGCGCGTTTGGTGTGGGCCACGATGCCGATGGTGTGGGTCATCGTGGCCTTATGCGTGTGGTTTTCACGGCGACGGTGGTGTGTGGTGTGAGTCGTGGTGTGATGCTGCCGTAGTCGTATTCGGGGTCGATGGCGATGGAGCATCTGACCCAGCCGCTGGATTGGATTTTCTCGACGGTGCCTTCGTGTTCGAGTCCGTCGAAGTCAACCCATACGTCGTCGCCGGGTTTCAGGTTCTGGTCCATTGTCATTTGTGCCTCCACCATGACCAGGCGTTGCGTTCGTTGGCCTTGAAGACCGTCGCCACCTGGGGTCCGTGGATGAGTTGGTCTGCGTGTTTGGTGTAGGCAACGTAGTTGAGTGTCGCCATGTCGCCGATGATTGTTCCCGGGGCGTCGTCTTTGTGCCAGACGCGCCGTTGTTGGTCTTCGTGGTCGGCGATCATGTCGTGGGCGAATGCCATGACGGTTTCCCGGTCACCGCCCACGATCCCCGCGTTCAATAGGGTGCGGTCGGCGTGGGTGTCGATGAATGTTTGCAGGTGGGTGGCTTTGTGGTTGTCGCGCATCCAGTCGATCCCCACAACGGCGGGTTCGTGGCCGACGTATAGTTTCCCGGTTTCCATGTGTTCCCACGGAGGGGTGAGCATTTCGACGTCGGTGCCGTCTACGCACCACACCCATTGGACGTCGGGGTTGGCGCGTAACCATTGGTAGTACAGGTACCAGCGCGCGAAGTATGGGTTGTCTACTGGGCTGGCGACTCGCTCGAATGATGCTTTCGGGTGAGTGAGCGGGTTGTCGCACAGCACAACGGTTTCACCTCCAGTGATGGAGGTGATCAACGTTTCGAGCAGTTTGACGTCGGGACGCATGCGTGTGTTGCGCTGCGGGTCGGGGTTGTTCGACAGCAGGCAGGTGAGCACCACACGCCGGTCGGGTTCCACGATGGGGATGTGGTGGCTGCTGGTGTAGTGGTGTTTCCAGTACAGGTCGGTGTTGCGGGTGGCGGCGGCTTTGCGTTCTTCGGTGGGGACGGAGCGTTTCACTTCTAGGTGCTCGTCCATGGAGTGGATGAGCTTGTTGGAGCCGCACACGTCGCCGTAGCGGAATGTGGTGAGTCCGGCGTTGTAGATGCGGTCGGACCACGATGGGTGTTCCCATCCCCAGCCGCCGAACTCTGGGTCGAGGCCACCGACGCGCTCGATGACGCTGCGGTGTACGTAGATCATGCATCCGCGCGCGCCGGTTAACGCGAAGTGTTGGCCGTCGTCGTAGACCTTCGTGACGTCGTTGATTTTCCGCCCGCTGGCCAGGTCGACGAACTGGTACATCAGGTGGGGTTCAGGTGAGTCGATGTAAGGCTGAAACCAGTTGTCGGCGATGGGGTAGCAGTCGTCGTCGAACAGGAAGATGTGCTCGCAGCCGTTGAGTAGTTCGAGGCATTTGTTTTTGGCTCGGGCGATACCGGCTCGTTTGGCAAACCGGTACGTGGCACCAGGGAACGGTTGGTCGCTGGCGTCGTCGACGATGACAAGTTTGGCGTTGGGGGTGCGGCGGCGTATGTGTTCGATAGTCCGGTCGGCGATGTCGTGCCGGTTGCGGGTGGTGACTCCGATTCCGATGGCGGTGGCGCCGCTGGTGGTTTCGGGTACGTATCGAGTTCCGTTGACCACCACGTCGTCCATTTTTTCGGAGTTCCGTCCTATGTGGGTTATTCGTACCAGGTGCCGCAGGTGTCGCAGTCGGCGTCTCCGCAGTAGCAGATGGTGCGGTCTGTGGTGCGCCCGGTTTTTTGTTCTCGGTGCCGGTTGCGGTGTGGTTGGGCCGCGTTGGATCGGCGAAGTTCGAGTCGGGCACGGGCAGCGTCATCCATTGGTGTAGTCCACTATCCAGCCGTTTTTCCGTGTGGTGACACAGATTGTGGTTTCTTCAGGTCTCTTCCCGGCCAACGCGAGGGTGGCGGCTTTGGCGAGCGCCGCTTGCACTAGAAGCATCCACGGTTCGTTGGGGCCAGCTTTTTGGACTGCTGGAATGTCGGGAGGTGTGGTGATCCACTCGCCAGGGTCGGAGTGCATCAGCACTTTCCCGTCAACTTCAATGTGGATCACTGTTCAGCTGCTTTCTGCAACGCTTTCGCGGGGACAACAACATTGTTGCTTGCCTTGTCGATGGTGATCGACAGGACAGGCTGGCCCGTGGGTGTGGTGCGAATGTTGATGACGCGGTGCCCGGTTGGTGCGTCGGCTGCTTGCTGGCGTAGTTGTTCGTGCTCTTCGCGTGTGAGGATCACATAGTTTTGGGTGATCGCCGCGGCGAGCGCTTCAGCTACCAGTTTCGGGGTGTCGAGGTGCGGTAGTCCTGCTTCTTCAGCGAACTGGCCGGCGAGTTCCGGGGGGACACTGATAGGGCGTAGTCCCGGCAGGAGGATCGGGAAGGGTTTGGTGTTTTCGTCGCCGGGGTGAACCAGGTTGTTCAGCGTGCGGTTAAGGAAGTCCGTGAGGTCTGTGAGGCTGCTCATTTGGGATATTCGCCTGCGAGGCCGTCGCTGATTCTGTCGGCACACCCTTCGCCACCGATCGTTCCTGCACCGTCCTGCAGATTGATTCGCCACGAGTCAGGATCGATATCGTTGGGTACTCGGCATGCTTTGCCGCAGGGGGCGAAACGGACACGATCACAGGTGTCGCAGACGCGGAGGTGTTTGAGCGGCATCAGACGTCCGCCTCATACGTGGCTTCCATGTACTGCGCGTCCTGCGAATCAGGCAGCGAGTACGGAACCACGTTATTGACGACAGTGGACGGGCCTTTGACGCCACGTGCGTCGAGTTCCTGCGCGATGATCGCGCGGATGCCATCCATGAAGATCTCGGCGAAGGCTTCGCCAGCTGCGGTGAAATCGATCGGGTCGCTATCCGGCATGAGGTACTACTTCTCCTGGCTGGTGGAGCGGGGAACGCGATCCAACAACTGGTCCAACAGTTTCTCCGCAGCCTCAACAATGCTCGGGTTTCCGTCTTCGCGGGCTAGGCGAACGTTGTGGAGAGCGTCGGTGATGCGGTCGTTGAGGGATCGTGGTGTGGCGAAGGTGGGCAACGGGGGTTCACCTCCCGAAATGCGAAACGCCCCGGTAGGTTCCGGGGCGTTTAACAGGCGAGGAAGTGTGACCTGCGCCTACGGCGACAGCCTAGCACGAATATCGAACCTTGTTTGTCAAATCAGCAAGGTTACGGCGCAATTTTGCCGTTAAGGCAATTGCGACAAACATAGCAACTAAATGCTGTGCTCATGCAATCCGCAGCGAGTTCACGTGCCGCACAAGGTCGGGGCCAATCATGAACCATTCACCAGACACCCTCAGGTGCTTGAACTGGTCATGACGTTTACGTTCCAGCTTCCGGTCCCCCGGTTCGTAGCCCATGCAGTCCTCTGGCTGAATCACTCCGATGCGGGCCTTGAGGTTTCGGCTGGTACCGATCTTGGCACGGTTTCCCAGTCGCATGTAGTACACGACGTCATCAGTTGCGGCAGTTACACCCATCAGTGTCTTCCGTTCAGTGCAGAACGCCACCATGGATCGTTCGTAGTCGCACCCTGCCGCCTTGCAGACCACAAACCCGTTCGCTAAGTGGGCAAGTAGACCACTGTCCCCACAGCGAGGGCATGGGCCTGGGATGAACTCAGCCTCTGATGGAAGAAGTTCATATGCCTGTTCCATAGCTCTATGGCTGGCGAGCATGAGATTGGCTTCCCGGTAGACAACCATGATGTGCCGCTCACACAACGGCACATGACTGGCTATGTCAGTAAGGGCTGGCGCGTAGCAGTTGGGGTGGCAGCATTCCGCAGCGAGGACGTCGTTGAGATGCACCCGAAAGACCCGGCTCATTCTGCTAATCTTACCTGTTCAGACGTTGTTTTCTTGGAGCGTGGTAGTTGCCTGTGGTGCGCGTCGAGCACATCTCCTAGGCGGTAGAACCGGACTTCTCCGTCGACTGCGCAGGGCCGCAGTCGCTTGCTTTTCACGAGGGTCTGGACCCGACGTTTGTTCAGCCCTGCACCGAGTGCGCCGAGGCGTGGGGCGATCTTTTCTATCTGGCCGGCGGTGAGGATTTGACGGTTGGCCTGGCGGACCCGTTCCGGGTCGATCACGATGTCATCCTCTGGGGGCAAGTCGATCTGCTTGCGGCACTCTTCAATCCGGTGGTGAATTTCAGGCCAGGATTCTTCGGAGCCTTCGATGAGGGCGAGGGCGGTCACGTTGCGTCTCAGCCAGCGGGCCAGAGTGATGTCATCGTTGGATTCGGTGTACGGGGTTTGTCGGGCGTCGCAGGTGAACCTGACCCATTTGATCAGGGCGTTGTGCAGTTCGTCTGCGGCTTCTACTGCGCCGATGTGGAACGGGATGCGCGCCTCAGCTTTCCGCCTTCGAAGTTTCCCGAGTCCGGGTTTTTGTACGCGGGCTTGGCGTGTGATGGTTACGGCGAGGTCCTCGATGAGTGTGGGGATTCCGCCGAGCGCCTCTTGTAGTTTGAGTTGGTCAGCCCTGGGGAGGTGGAAGTCCATGCTCACTTGTCGAATGCCTTCCTGAACATCGCTTTCTGTTCCCGTCGTTCCTTCTCGCGGCGTTCGAGCAGTTCCGCTGCGGCAACGCCGACCTCTGCCGGGACGTCGGCGAGGTGGGCGTAGATGTCTGCTTGGAGTTGGCAGAACGCCCGGTGCTCGTCAGGGTCTTGAATGGGGCATTCTTTGAGGGTGTTGGTGGCGGCGTTGAGCTGGTCCCACGCCGCGATCCACGCCCCCACACGAGCATCAGACATCAGTGACCTCCTGGTTGGGTTCAGACTGCACAACCGACCCGACATCGACGCTCATTTGTGGTGTCCTTTGCAGTCGGTGGAATGCTCGGTGCGGGGCTGGAAACACGCCGGACAAACAGGGCTCTCAGTGAGGAAACGAGCCTGGGAAGCAAGAATCACGGACAGTGGGGGGGTCACGGTTGGTCCTTTGTGTTGAGTAGTTGTGCGATGGCGATAAGGGCGTGGACCTGAGCCGCCTGGTAATCCCCCGCGGCGGCTTCCTCTTTGGCCCGGTCAATGTGATCGGCAGGGGACACGATCTTGCGGCCGCTCAAAAGGGAGGAGCCCAGGCGTCGATCAGGACATCAAACGCAGCATCCGCCATGGCCCGCCACTGCACCTTGTGCGCCTCAGTCACGGTGTCCCACGGAAACAACCGCCCTGCTGAGGTTTGTTCATAGATGGCTTGCGCGGCCCGCTCAACCAACGCTGCACGCTCAGGGGTAGTCATGGTTTTCCTTTCGTGAGCCATTCCGCCCACCCCTGATCCACCACAGGCCGCGGTGGTGTGGTGTCCGGGATGATCCGTATATCCGTATGCCCCGTGTTGATCGAGTGACGATCCGCTTTCCATTGAGCGCAATCCATGCAGCTCTGGTCCCACACACGGTTGCACTCCCTGCAATGAACCTGAATCACCGCGGAACCTCCCGCCAATCCCGGAACACGAACGTCCACAGTGACTCCCGGTACGGCGCCGGTCGGCCCGCATGGGAGATGGTTTTCGCCAGCACGTGTTGCTCACCGATCGCGGTGATCTCGATGATCGTTTCGCCGCGGCCTTCGTCGCCGGCGAGTCGGGTTCCGACGGTCCAGCCGTTCTTCCGTGCAGTGTCTGCGTCGCTCATGCTTCCTCCACTCCAGCGCAATCGGCGCACGCTTTGAGTTCTGTCTCGTTCATCAGGAACCCACTTTCGCCAGGATTACCAGTGCGTCTGCCAGTCCGCTGGCCCGGCCCCCGCAGACTAGGCAGTCCTCTTTGTCGCCGCGGGCCGCGGCCGATTCGCAGAATCGGAGCCACGCCACGCGCTCGGCGTTGATCAGGTCTATTGCATCGCTCAAGGTCATCGGGTCTCTCCTCGCAACGCGACAGCGGCAGCGGCCACCACCAAACGCAACTCTTCAACCTCAGCGACCAACTCAGGAACGAGAGTGCGCGCCTGGGCGATGAACTCGCCGTCACGGTCGGGCAGTCCGTAGGTCATGGACTCGCCAGCGCCGTCGAAGAGGATCGACTCTGCGTAGTCGCCGTTCTGGTTCTGTCCGCCCCAGTGCTGGAACGTCCACGGCCCTTCGGTCACGCCTTCCAGCGTGGCTTTGGCGCGCTCAACAACATCACTCATGAGGTATCTCCGTCCAGTGGGTAACGAATCGGGTTGCGGTCTCTGGCCGAGGGCTTTATCAACCTCAGAGGCCACATGCGCGGTGTGTACGCCGTCGCCTTCCTCCGACCACCCGCAGATGCAGTACTCGACACGGTGCTCGCCGAGGAACCCCCTGTCTGCACCGTTGTAGGCGTGCGCATCGATCACCTCGATCATGAGGTTTTGGGCTTCGCTGCTCACGCTTCCTCCTCGGCTCTGATTGCGGCACCGATGGCGTGCTGAACACGCAGTCGGCGCTGCCATTCCGGACGACTCTCCTGGGTGGCCATCGTGGTCCGGCAGATGACGATGTGCCATCCGGGAATCCACAGGTAGCGCACCGACTTGGCGGTGGCGACGACGGTCACGATGGACTCGCGCTGACCCCACCGTTTCGGCCACAGCTTGTACTCATTGCCGCCCCACTTCGCTGAGGCCCAGATGACGGCCATGACCGCAACCAGGACGCCAGCGACAGCGAGTGCAGCGGCGGGGATGACGAACATGCCCCACCAGAAGTCGCTGCTCATGGCTCCTCCTCGAATGATTCGCAACTGCACGCTTCACAAGTTCCGATGTCCGAGTGATGCGATGACGGGTGTTGGCATGTGGCGCAAGGTGTGGCGGCGTAAGCGGCGATTGCTTCGGCGCGGGCTACCGGGTCGTTCATAGGTCGATTCCCGTCGCCATCACATATCCGCATTGCGTGCACTCCTGGTGCCATTCGCCGCGTCCGTCGGAGGATTCGGGGCCGATAATCTGCGTGCTCTGGTGTTGGCACACGTCACGCCAGTGTTTTGCGCATAGGTATTGCAGTCCTCGCGTGTCGGGAATGCGGGGGGCTCCGATGCGTTCGCATTGGCCGCCGCTCGTAACCGCTTCGCACTGCTCGCGGTCCACGTCGCTCATGCTTCCTCCAAACTCGCCACATACTCGGGGTTGCCATGGTCGGGGCAGAACGGGTCGAATTGGCCCGGTTCGGCGTGTCCGCCGTAGGTGTAGATCGGGCCGCAGGTGCAGTCGCCGCCGTATCGGGTGAAGCCTTCGGGGTTGATCTCCCCGCTCATGCTTCCTCCCCTGCAGCATGGATGGTGTGCACGTAATCACGCCCGCAGACGCAGTTCCCCGCGCCTGACTGGCTGTCCCTCTGGTACGGGTGGCGCTGGATCTTGCCGTTCTTGACGGGGATTCCCGCCAGTACGCATTCGGTGAGGTGTCGCGAGGTACGCCCGTCAGCCATGGTGTTCCTCCCCTGCAGCCAGAACCGCAGCGGCACATGGGTACGGCTCTCCACACTTCGCGCAATCATTGGGACCAATCGCCTTCATCTGCGTAGCCGCACAGCAGTAGCCGCCTGATACGTACGACCAGTCCGGGTTATGTTCGTGGTGGGCGTGATGTTCCGGTAGTGCGGCTACCGTCTTCCGGTTTTTGCAGGTTGAGCAGCCGTACCGCTCGGCCCGTACACGATCCCGTTCCGCTTCGTGAGGTGCCCTCCGCCAACCGCCGTAGGCGACTCCACAGGTGACGCACACCAGCCCGTACGTCGACCGACGAGTCAGCTTCCAGACACCTTCGCCAGGTTCGGGTAGTTGGATTACCGCCACACCCGGAAGAGACGCGATGTTATCTGGGGTCATCGTCAGCTGTATCCGCTTGTGCCTTGTTGGGCGAGGTGTCGTAATCGAAAACAACCAACATGTCGGTGTTTCCACTTAGGACGGGGCAATCCTCAGGTGGGTGTACCACCAGGCAGGCAGGACACGAGTGATCCTCAGTGAACGGTCCGTAGTGTTTGGTTGGGATCAAAGCGAAGGTCGACGCCTCATCCTGCGGCCTGGTACGAATCCACCCGCCGTAGTCATAGTGCCACCGGGCGTTGAACCTATCGCGCCAAGCACGATCGCGGTGTTCAGGGCTCAAGTGCTGGACGTCTGATCTATGCTCTGTGGTCGGCATAGTCGTCATCTCCCTACGAGTGTCGGTAATCGGAAACATGTGTGCGCTGTCAGATCGGCTGCCTACCTGGAGAAACGGCGACGATCATCGAATCAACCCCTGATAAGCAACAACATCAGCGAGCTTTCCGGGGAGCGCATCCCAGTCCGCCTGGTCGACAGCATCCTCGGGGTCGGTCCACAGCCGCTTCAGGGCTTCGCTGAGGGCTTCTGTGAGTACAGCACGCAACTCGGGGTTGTTCATTCGTCGCCTTTCGGTTCTCGGTTTCTGTCTGTGAGCCGCCCGAAGTGGATGACCCGACCGGGCAGCGGCTTCCCCGGACGAATCGTGTTGCTACAGGGTGTGCCTTTGGGGGCTTTGCAGATGTCACACGACCTGCACGACACCGCCTCCAGGACACGCGGATCATCCGGGCTCGAAACAAACATCGTCATCGCAGAAACCACTTCGTTCACCATCTGCTCAGCCACCTCCGATGGAAGGCACAGCAGCGCGCAAAGCGACTCGACAGTCGTCGCGTAAGCCCACCGCGCCACTTCACCGACTTGGGTGGCCAGTTCAAGGTCACCGGACTCAAGCACGTCCAGTTCCAGTTGGCTGATCGGATCAATCTCGTCGTGTTCGTGGCTCACTGTTCGTCTCCTGTTGTTGATTGCGGGGGCTGTACGCCACGTGGAGCGACTTTCACACCCTCCCCCTTGTCGCCGCCGCTCATGACATCCGCCCACGCGCCAAAGCGCCCGTAGCCGCCAACTCCGCATCCCGAACCCTCACGTCATGAAACGACGACCGCCGCAACACCACATCCGTCCCCGCAACCACACAACGAGAACCCACACCCGCCTTGCACCACGAACACCGCACCAACAACGCATTCACCCTCGGACGCACAAACACCCGCGGCTCCGGTGTCGGATCCCCGTACCGGTCAGGCACGATCAATCGACTTCATCTCAGCGACCCGGCCAACCGCCGCAGCCAGCCGGCGCTCCAACTCCGCGTCACGGGCATCCTCACGAGCCTCACGTTCCGCCGGAGTCTCCCGTTCGCACCGATCCCGCCGGATCGCACGTGCAGCATCAACAAGATCCTTCGGCAACGGACGAAACCCGCTCCCATGATCGGAATACATCTTCGTCACCCCGGCCAACACGTCGGCCTGGTTGAACTTCCACAGTTCGATCTGCTCAGCCCACGCCTCGACGGTGGCGCGGTTCGGCTGAGGAAACCACGGGTCGTATGCGGCGCACTTCGCGAGTGCCTGAGTGGCGATCTGCCGGTAATTCATTGTCCAATGGCCTTTCGTTCGTCGTGGTCGTCGTTGCCGAGAGCCAGCCAGCCCATGACTTTCGCCTCACCGGGCGCCATACCGTTCGGGGAGTCATCCGATCCGGGAAGGGACTCGCTGAGCCAGCAGTCACCGTTGAGCCACGTGGTCGGCTGCTTCGTGAACTTCGGAACTCGGTTGGGGTCGTTGGCGTACCGGATAGCCCCGGCGATCAGCTGCTGCTTGCTCGCTCGCTTGCACGCCCGCTTCCACGCTTCAAGAGCGGACTTCTTCGCGTCCTTGCGTGGGTAGTGCTGCCACCACTCTTCGAAATCCCTGGGGTAGATGGATCTGAAGGTGTTGGGGTAGTCGTCTTCGGTGACTGCGAGTTCGAGGGCGGGAACGTCTGACCCGTCAGGGTCGGACAAGTCTTTTAATCCCTGTTCCTCTGTTCCCCTGTTCCTCTGTTCCTCTGATTGAATTTGGGGGCAATCTTCGGGAAGGTTTCGCGCAGTGTTCGCGAAGGTTTCGCGAATATCGGACGGTTCAATCTGACCGATCGGATCGGTAACGCCCTGACCTGCACCAATGCTCTCGTCGACCGGTTCGCGGTAGTCCTTCGTGCCGTCCGGACGCTGATACCTGCCCTTGTTCGGCTTGTCGATGTACTGCCACTTTTTCCAGTGCCTCACGTACACCAGATCCTCCCCCGAGATGCTGTAGCGCACAATGAGACCAGCTTCGGACAGCCGGGATAAACTTCGCGAAACCTTCGCGCAGGTTTCGGAAGACTTCGCGAGGTCGTGCGGGAAGGCGTCAGCGCAGAAGAGGACAACGTTGTCCTTGCCCACCCCGTTGTCGTCCACGTAGGACTCCAGGGCCTTCAACACGAGGCGTGTATCCCAATCGAGTTGAGCGATAGTGCGGCTGCGCCAGAACTCAGGTTTCGTTGACCTGATCCTCACGTGTCCTCCTCTTCGTCTTCTGTGCCTTCGAATCCTGGGCATAGGCACTGCGTGTACCGGGTCATGTCGTCCGCATCCACGCCCAGCCGGGTTCGGCATTGGGGTGTGTGGGTGGAGCGGGGATGATCACACAACAAGCACGTCACAGGTATCCCCCAAGGTCGAACAGCTGGTCCTGAGTGCTGTTTTCGATGCGTTCCCGGAACGCCCGCAACGTGAGCGGAACCTTCTTCGACCCTTTGTCTTCGGGGAGTTCTTCAGCGGTGAAGCAACCACACCCCCCGATATCGTTCGGGTCGTCATCAGCGCTGGAGTCGGACAGGATCGCCACGTCTTTGCCGAGATAGTCGCGGAGTTCCTGTTCACGTTGCTCGTGGTACAGATACCGTTCCGGGTAGAGGGTGAGTAGTTTGCGCCAGTGGGCTTTCCCCGCGCGGACACATCCGGCCTGGCAGTTGGCGTGCGCCCAGCCTTCCCGATACATGCGTGGCGGGGTGACGCCCTCTGATTGGCACCATTCGAGCATCTGCTGCTTATCCATGTACGGTGGCTCGGTCATCGGGAACCCCACCTTGTACGGTGCATAAGCTTTTTCGATGGCGGGTTTGCGGTGCTCCTCTGACCAGTCAATGCCGATGTAGACGGTCGTGTCTTGGGGGTCGCAGTGTTCGTTCAGCCACGCCCTGCAGGGCTTTTGTTTCAGTTCGGTGGAGCAGTTCGCCTGGCGGGAGTTGCCGAGGAATCGGCGGTCGTGGAACACCTGCCAAATGTTGCGGCCTTCCTTCAACCACACCAGGTTTGCACCTAACTGGGCGGCGGATTCCCGGATGAACCGGTAGCAGTCGGGGTCTTCTCCGAGGAACGGTTCGGTGCCGTCGCCAGCGGTGTCCGCGAACAGTAGGGTCACGTTTTCGGGGCCGTGCGTGTCGGTGACGCGTTTCGCTGCGGCCCATGAACCGATACCGCCGGAGAACATCACGATGTGTTTCATGCGGTGACCTCTTCCTGGATGTGTGCTCGGTGGTCGGCGAGGGCGTGGTGTCGGCGGATGAATCTTTGGGCGTCGTTGGTGGTGGTGAATTCGGCGGTGACGGGTCGTCCTTGGGTGCGGGCGCATTCCGCGCAGGTGACGGTGATCATGGGACCTGCCAGTTGATGGTGTCGCCTTGCTGGAATCTGTTCCAGGTATTTGACGGCGGTGACGGTGGAGTTGAAGCATTTCGGTGGTTCGGTTCCACCGGTGACGATGTAATGGGGCCACGTCCCAGAAACCGTGTACATCACCTGAACAGCCCCTTCACGAGGAAGTACGCCAGCGACGGGGGTCCGGTGAATGCGAGGACGATGTAGGCGATCGCTTCGAGTTGTTCGGGTGTGAGGTTGCTCATCGTTCTCCCTGTGTGGGTTGTGGTTTCGGTGGTGCGGGTGGTCGTGGATGCCCCCACGCGGAACGGTGCGAACGGCGGCGGGCACGGAACCACAACATCGACTCGGCGGTCATGACGCGTCCTCTAGGTCGAACAGGCTGGGCATGTCGCGCTGCCGCTCTTCGGCTTGCAGATACTTGACAGCATCGAAGTAGTAGCCGGGATTCAGCTCGACACCACGGCCGCGCCGACCGAGTTTCAGAGCCCGCAACGGCACGGTGCCCAGCCCGCCGAACGGGTCGAACACCAACTCGCCAGGATTCGAGAAGCGAGTGATCAGCCGGTCAACGATGTCGAACTGCAGGGGGCACACGTGCATTTGGACGTTGCGGCGTTTCTGCTCCCCGTTCAAGGTGATCATCCGGTTCACGTCGTGCCACACGTGAGGTGACCACGATCCCGGGGCGATGGCCATGAACGTGGCAGGCAGGGCACCGCGACCTTCGAGTTGCTCACCGATGCGGACGTGTGACTGGTAGTCGTAGACGTCCTTCAGGCTGTGCTTGGTGAACAGTGCGGCCAGCTGGTCTGGTGGCAGCGCGGCGAGCTCGTCGGCTGTCAGTGTCCTGTTTCCGCTCGATCGCCAGAACGCGTGCGCGTCCACCTGCCAACGGGCACGGGTGTATTCGTCCTTGGATTTGGTGACGGGTGTGTCGGCGTATCCCTTCGACCTGTCTGTTTGCGGTTTGTGGAACAGCAGAACGTATTCCGGGGAGCCGACACCCATCTTGGTGGCGTCTTTGCACTGCTCGGACCAGCCCAGCCGGTACGTCTGGTTGTTTTCCCGCACCACATCGGTGACCACGGTGATCATGCCGAGGTAGTCGAAGCCGTGTTTGCGGCCGTGGAAGATCGCCTCGGCGTGGAACGGGGACACTGTGGGCACGCCGGCGCCGGTGACGTTTCCGAACAAGATGCGGTCCTTGACGTGGCAGGCGTAGATACGGCCCGGCGCGAGGATGCGCAGCAGCTGCGGTGTGAGGTAGTCCATCTGCGCCCAGAAATGCGCGTTGTCGTCGGTGTGGCCGAAGTCGTTGTAGCTCGGCGTGTACTCGTAGTGGTTGGAGAACGGAATGCTGGTGACAATCAGATCCACCGAATCGTCTGCCATTCTCTCGGTTTCGTGAACGCAGTCGTTGTTGACGAACACCCATCCCTCACCGGATGCTTCGATGCGCTCACATCCGATGGAGCGTTGCAGCGCTTCCGAAATTGCCTCGGGGTCAAGTCCGTACTCATGAATGATGTCGGTCATCGTTGATGTCAACTCTCGGTGTTGTGCCCATTTCTCGCGGATGACCCGCACCACTTCCCGCTCGGTCTCGGAGTGGATCAAATGGGCTGTGCAGGGATGGGTTTGGCCGAACCGCTGAATCCGGTGCAAGCTCTGGATTAGATCGTTGAACTTGTGCGTGATGCCCATGTACACACAGGTGTGGGCCTGCTGCAGGTTCATGCCCTGCCCGAGCATCACTGGTTTGCCGATCAGCGCGTAGGTGTCGCGGTTCTTCCAGTCGGCCAGGCGGCGCTCCACCTCGTCCGGGTCGAGTGACCCGTACACCGATGAAAAGCTCAACCCAGCATCCTCGAGGGCCTTCTCGATGGCGCGCTGCTCGTCGTTGAGGTCGCACCAGATCACAATCTGGCCCTCGCCGTGTTCGGCGTGGTCGGTGACGATCTCGACCAGCTTGGACAGCCTGGCATCCAGCGAGCGACGCTTCTCCGCGGCGGCCTGCGGTAGTCCCAGGTTGACGCCTCGTACGAGCTGGCCCTGGCCGTCGCGTTCGAAGTCGAACTCATCGGCCGGTGGGTCGACCTCATGCCACTGCACATCCAACGGCGGCAGGTCATAGCCGGTGGCGTCATAACCCAGGTCAGCTGGGGATTGCACGAACGCGGCCCAGGTATTGAGCCAAAGCCAGAATTCGCGCTCTTTATGTGGGTAGAGGGTTAGGTTATTCGCCTTGGTGCTGTCCCGCTGGAACCACCTAGTGAGAGCCGCGCCGGTGTCCATCACCCCGAGATAACCCGCGTAGTGAATCAGCTCCTTGTACCGGTTCGGTGACGGCGTGGCCGTCGCGACGTACCGGTAGGGAACCGCGTCGAACAGCTCTAGGAACGACTGGTAGGTCTTGGACCCGAAAGACCGCAACACGCTGGCCTCATCGAGTGAGACGGCCGTGAACAGTGTCGGGTCCAACTTTCCGTCGCGGACACTCTCATAGTTGGTGAGATAGATTCCGTCACCACCGACTTCGTCTGTACGGCGAACGAACCGGGTTTCGATGCCTAGCATTTGGGCGTCGTGGGCGAACTCGATCCGCACCCCCAGCGGCATCACGATCAGACCTTTACCACCGCCATGCTTGGCTAGCGACAATCGCACGATCTCCAGCTGCATCACGGTCTTGCCCAATCCGAACGCCGCGAAGATCGCCCGCCGCCCCCCGGCGACCGCCCAGCGCACCAGGTCACGCTGGTGTGGCAGCAGCATCGGGTGAACGTCATCGGGGCCGACTTGATGCCCATAGGTGTTGTCGAACCGAGCCTTGGCGGCCACAAACTCGGTATATGACACGTGGCCGGTCACTTCGCAGCCTCCACAGGGTTAGGTATCCGGTAAGCGTTTCCGCCGTCGTCGAGCAGCACCCATTGGCCGCGGTACAGGACGGGAATCTCGATAGGTGATTGGGTTTGACGAACAAGCCAACCGTCGGCGAACGCTTGCGCCCGATAGGACTCCGCCCAACGATGACAAGCACCACAAGCCCACAGCCCGTTAGACGCTAGGTTGGTGTCGTCGCGGCGAGATCCGCCGAGACCACGGGGCCTGCGATGGTGTGCAGTAGCGTCTGAGGCGTACTCTCCGCAGCGTTCACAACGACCGTGAGCACGCTCCCAGATCAGTTCCTTGACTTCCGGGGGAAACCCCGTAAACCGGCGACTCATGCGGGGGCGCCGTTCTCCATGAGGTCGTCAATGAACTCCCGCAACTGCTGGGGTTTCGCGTTCCTCGCGGTCACCTTGTACTTGCCGTAGAACTGGGCAGCAACCGTCTTCTCATCAAGCGTCAGAGCAGCGCACGCATCCCCCAGCTCGTGGAGCAGAGCATTCCGTTCAGCCACCGCAGGATCGGGCGGTGCGGGGGCGTCTGGGTCTCCCTTGCACCACAAGTCGAGAGCAGCACCGAACCTCATGCCCGCGTTCCTGAGCGCGTCACCGATGGCTTCTTTGACGGCGTTGGGGCCTTTCTTGCCGCCGGCGTCGCCGTATCCGATGCGGGTGACACCGCAGATCGTGAGGCGGATCCACAGGCCGCCTTGTTCGTCCAAGAGGGGTAGGCCATTGTCCCCGACTGCGAACGGTTCCCATGTCCACAGCGGGTCCACGTCGAGGAATCGGGCGGTGAGGTAGCCGTGGCCAAGGAAGTCGAGAGTGATGCCGCCCTTGGGGAGTTTCCCGATCTGGTTCGGCGGGAAAGGTTCCCGGAGCTTCGCAAGTCCTTCCACATCAGGTTCGCTCATCGCGCAGCCTTCCTCAGTCGATACTCCGCAGCAGCAGCGGCGGCAGCGGCCATCGCGGCGTCCAACGTTTCCTCATGCCCCCACGCCAAAACCCGCGCACACGTGTTGTCCTCAACAGACCAACGGAAATCACCCGCCACATCGGACGGATTGATCCACGCGTTGCGCCGATCACCGGGGAGTACCGCACGCCACCTACCGGGGCCAACAAAACCGGTGAACCATTCCCACGTGAGGTTTTGGGTTTCGGTGCTCATGCTGTCCACCTGTCCGCCAACCGATCCAACGAACCAATAACCGCATCAACCCGAGACAACGCCTTGCTCACCACATCCAGGTTCAACTCCAGCGCTTCACGGTCCAGGAACGGCAACGGCGCCCCCTCAGACAACAACTCATGCAAAGCGCACCGCGTGTCATCAAGAGCAGCCGCGGCGGCTTTCGCGTCGTCTCTCGCGGTAATCACCCGTGTATCAACAACCATCAGTTTTCGTCCTTGTCTCGATATTCGGAGCAGTGGCAGCGTTCATGTCCGGCGGGGCCGTGGTAGTTGGTGGCGTCACAACCCGTGTCCCACCGTCCCCGGAACTTGTCCCACGCGTAGCGGTGGAAAGACCGGTTATGGCCACACACGCACATCACGAAGCCTCCAACCAGCGGAACTTCTTGACCAGAGCTCTGAACTCAGCAGCCTGCTTCTTCGACCACCCGTAACCAGGGAAATACTTTTCGACCGTCGTCCGGCTCACCCCCAACGTGCGGGCAACCTCGTTATAGGGTGCGCCGTCATCAAGCAAATATTGGGCGAAATCCTTCTGCTCCTGGCTCAACGGAACAAACTGATCCGGCGACGCCAAACGGGCATCACCAGCTGCCCGAACCCGAACCACCGTCCGAGCCGAACAACCCACCACTTCCCCAATATGCTTGGCGGAACACCCCTCACGAGTCATCAACAGAATCGTCTGCACCTGCTCTGGGGTGAGCCTGTTCCCGTTGCTCATGCCACCTGATCCTCACCATCGATCGCTTTGAGCAGAGGCCGCCGTTCCCGCTCCGACAACCCCCCGAACACCCCGTAGTTCTCGCGGTTCGCCAACGCGAACTCCAAGCATTCGACCCGAACCTCGCACCGGCTGCAGATCCGTTTAGCTGGCTTCGCGCTTTTACCCTTCTCGGGGAAAAACACTTCGGGGTCCACTTCGGCGCACCGTGCCAGGTCACGCCACGCATGCTTGTCCTCCACCGCTGCGGCGAGCATGAACGACAGATTGAGCAGGGTCATGCAACGGACTCCAGTTCTGTGATCCACGCGAACGGGTCCTCAACATCTGGCACACCGGCAAGGGCAGCCATCAACAGTTGAGTGCGTTCGGTTTCCGGGAGGCTTGTCAGATAGGCCCACACGGGCAGGGAGTCACCGCTACGGATACGCCGAGACAACCAGATGACTGTTGCAGCGATACGGGATTCCCAATCCGTCTCCGACAGTGGGCATTCCTGAAACAGCCTGTCTGGGTGGGCTTCCATGTTGCCATCGGTCGTGACCCACGCGTCCTCCCCGCACACCGGGCAGGATTGCAACTTTGCTTCAGGCAGTTCAGCCCTGTCCCGTTCGATGGTGCGGACCGTGCAGTGCGCCCTGCGCGCCAACTCCACTTCGGGGAGTTTCGGGCGCCGCCGCACCAGCATTCGGCGCTCTTCGGTATTAAGCCGCATGGGAGTTCCGTTCACGGCGCACTCCACAGCGAACCAGTCGATGCTCACGCGCCCCACCTCTGCGCCCGTCGGCACTCATTCGAGCAGGTCTTCGCATACGTCCCCATAAACTCGCCGCCGCACTGCGTGCAGATCTTCAGGGACGGTTGTGACCGCAACGCATTCGAGGCGCGCTTCTTGCATTTCCGCGAGCAAAACCGTGCCCTGCGGGTGACCGGCTCGAACACCTCACCGCACTGCAAGCACTCCTTCTCGGTGAACCGTGCCGGTTTCACCGGTGCCAGCTCGCCACGCTTGATGCGGGCACGTTCCTTCTCTGAGAAGCCGCCCCACACGCCGGCCTCGTTGTGTTGCAACGCGAATTTGAGGCATGGCGCTTGAACGGGGCAGGTCCAGCAGATGCGGCGGGCGGGGTCGGCGGTGTAGTGGCCGGATTCGTTGAGGAACCAGATATCGCCGTCCTTGTGGGTGCAGATCGCGCGGGAACGCCAGTCGCTGGTGTGGACTTCTGCCAACTGAATGAACGGGGAGTTCGCCATCACACCCACCCAGTTCCGCTCAGGTGTTCAGGGCAGAACGATGCGGTTGCGGCACCCACGAAATACCCTGAGTCATACAGGTCCAGGTTGGAGTTGTTGTACACGAAGACTGAGGCTTCGTACATGGTGTAGCCGGTGTCGAGGACGTCGCAGACGGCTTTGCCGGCGTTGATGACGGCGGGTTTGGAGCTGTAGGTGATGCCTTCGGAGTCGAGTGCCATGACGAACGCGTCGGATGTGATGTCTGCTTTGGCTTCTGGTGCGGCGAGTCCGGGGCCGATGATGCCCGCGGCGATCAGCAGGGGCATCGTCCACCAGTAGCGCCAGGACTTCTCGTTGCGCCTCATGCTGCGTCTCCCTCGGTGAGGTAGTCACGCAACAACCCGACAACAGCGTCGCCGTTCATCTGCTCCCAGATCGTCGGCTCGTTCTCCCAGTGCACCGGGGGCAGGAACGGGCGGAACCACGACACACTCTCCGTGTGGATCAACACCAACTCCGCCAGGTCCTCCAGTTCCTTCAAGAGGTCGAGGTCAGCCATGGGTGGGTTTGTGGTGACGGGGAGGTCGGACCAGTTGGTTTGGTGGTGGTCCCACCATGCGGGTTTAGAATCTGGGGTTAGCATCGGAAGCGTCCTTTCTTTGGTTGTGTTGTTTCCGGTGTTAGGGCCGTCGTCCCGCGCAATGGGGCGGCGGCCCGCCTTTACTTCGGGGTGATGCGGTAGTTCTCCAGCAGTGACTGGGCGACAACGCCGGGGTTCACCCCGGACGCGCCGGGCGCGGTCGTGAAGTAACGCAGATGGCGTTCCAACTCGGCGGCCGTCGCATGCTGTTGCCTCATGGCGGCGAGTTCTTCCGCGGTCGCAGAATCCAGGAACTCCCCCAACTCCATGAACTCGTCACCGGGGATGGCTTCTCCGAGTGGCCCTGCGACGTAAGTGTTCAGTGGGTTGGAGGGTCCCGGCGCGGGGGGCGGGGGAACCATGCCCGCGCCGGGACCAATGTCACCCACCGAGACGGGTGACGGGTCTGCCGAAGCCCAAAGTTCGGCAGACGACTCGTACAACAGATCCAGGCAATCACACTTGCTGCACGGATCGATGAATCCGCCTACCCGGTAGTGGTCCTCACGCAGGTGACCGCAGACGCACGGTGCGGGTTCGTGGACTTCTTCCTCAGCCTCCGCAGCCGCAAGACCATCCGCGTAGTCCAAGCCGAAATCCCGACCCAACGCATTGCTCATGGCCTGACGCTCAAGGCGCGCCAACCACGGATCCACCACAGCACCCACCAAGGCGAGCCCGTCATGAATCACGTTGTTAAACCTGGCATTCAAACGCTCAACAAGATTCACCGGTTACTCCAATCCGGGCCGAAGGGGTGGGAATATCCCCACAGGAAGCACGCCGCTGTCGGTCGGCTGTCGTACAAGCCGTCCCAGAACGCACGCGGGGCCATCAGCAGAACCACCTGGGGAACCTGAGCGGCAACGACAACGGCCACGAGAATCCAGAGCAGACCACTCACGCTGTCTCCCCCAGTTCTTGTAGCCGGCACCTCAACCGCGCGTTTTCTTCACGCAACGCCTCCAACTCCGCCGCTTCCCTCATCTGCTTTGCGTCGAACTCCGCCAACGCTTTCCACAACCCCGACGGACGAGTCACTTCACCCGACAGTTGGCACACACTCCGATGCTTAGGAGCAGACGTACTCACGAAGCCAGCCTCCGCCGCGACCGGGCCGACAACCCATCAACCAACGACACCGGCTCCGGTTCCACCGGCTCCTGCTGAGACACAGGCGAACCACCCGAAAGCCACTGCTCAATATGGGCGTCCGTCATCACCCACACACTCCGCGACAGCTGCTTCCCCGGAATCTCGCCCTTCTTGAGTCGGCGCTTCATCCACCGAACCCGGTCCTTCATGTGAGGCAGGTACTTGTCTGCCACCTGCTCTATGGGGTACGCCTCGATCATTTCGGCTCACCCTCTTTCGGTTTCGACACAAACAGTGGTTTCTTCGGCTTCGGAAAGTGCTGCACCTTCGGGCGAGGCTTCCGAATGAAACGTCATCGCGTTTCCCTCATCGCGTTTCCCTCATCGCGTTTCGGATGATGGTGAGTTGGTCGATCAGATCCGTGAGTTCGTCGGCGTCCAGGAGAACGTCACCATTGCGGTATCCGTCACCGACGTACAAGTAGGCCAATTCGGATCCGTTGTTTTCCCCGAGTCCAACGGTCACACCACCATGGCCTCTCTTGAGGATCTGGCTGGGCTCTGCATAGAAAGAGAAGCTCATGGTTCGGGCCACACAATCCGGCTGGAACGCTCAACCACCGCCGTCGCCCCATAGGACTCGAGTAGGTCTGCCCGCTTCTTCGCTGTCGAGTGCGACCCGTACACCTTGTTGGTTACTGGCCAAACGAACTCGTCGGTGCCCATGATCTGTGTGTAGTTGCCGCGCGGACGCCAACCGGGCGGCTGCCAGCCGGGAGTGGGGACCCAGTAGTCAGCTTCCTCATCGATGCACTCGAACGCGCCCTCGGGGTAACGGATCACGCGGACCCGGTACAGGTATTCACCGGAGAACTTCATGCCGGCTCACCGCCTCGCAGTTCGCGCGGCAACTCCAGGGAGCCATTGGCCTCGACGTACTTGGTGATGCGCTTCCACGCGTAGTCCTGACCAGACGGGGTCAGCTTCCCGACCGCATACGCGTAGCCGTTGCGCGCCACATCCTTATGGGTGAAGGCCAACCCGCGCTTGAGCGCATCAGCGGTCGCGTGACCGGTGTCGCTGCGCTCACCACGGATGAACAACCCGATGTGCCCGAGGAACCGCAACACATCCGCCTGCTTGATCTCGATACCCTGCTTGGTTCCCCACGCCTGGACCTCGCGGGCGAACTCCTGACGGTGAACATCCGAATCAGACCCGGTGTGCGCCTCAGCCTTCGCAACCAGCGGGGCGTCCCGTTCGATCGCCGCAGCCAACATCTTGTTCTCGGCGGTCAACGCCTCGACCTTGCGCGTCGTGATCGTGAGCGCCCGGTGGACAATTTCGTCCTCGGTCAGCTCGCGCCGCATCTCAGCCTCACGGGTCCTGATCGCGAAGTACGTCAGCGCAGCAGCCACTTCCGGCTTGCGCGCATCGCTCGACATCGCGACGAGGTAGCAGGCGTACCGCGACAGGTGGTAGTCATCCACACGTCGAGTTGCCCCGCTGCCGAGCTCGACCATCTTCCCGGCGCCGGGAAATTGCTCCGCGACCACGTATCCGGAGTTGTGCGCGGCGATCTTTGCGCGACCGATCGCGTCGGCGAACCGCTCCCACTTCTCGTACCCGAGTAGCGGCATGAGTTCCCGGGCCGACCAATACTCGCGGCCCTCCGGGGTCGACCGCCTGATGGCGTCGAACGGTGACTGGTCACCGGTAAGCTGTAGTTCAGACATTTGAGCCTTTCCTCTCAGGTGTCTCTGCCCTCACCTGCTGCACACAGGTGGGGGCTTCTTCTATGCGGCCTTCTTCGGCCGAAGCTTGCGGGGGTCGTCGAAAAGGTCGTGGAACTCTAGGTCCCACGCGTCGAGCAGCGCGTTAACGAAATCGGGGCCGGGACGGGCGCGTCCGTTCATGACTCGCCACACCGTGCTCTTGTTGACTTTCATGTCACGGGCGAGTGCCGCGTAGTCGGGGATTCCGCGCTTCTTCATCTCCCGTTTGACCCGCCCCATCTTGATCGCGAACCCGCGAGTCATAGCGGTCTCCAAACTGTGAGTTTTCTGATTGGCAACCGGTTGCTGACCGGCAACACTGAACATACACGCTCGGTTGCCGACACGCAACCCATTTCCGTGCGGCAACTTTGATCGGATTTTGGGGACCGGCTTTGCGCTGGATACGGCGGGTGACGTGCCGAACTACACCTGTGGGATTTAGACGCAACCCAAGTTGCTTACGCGCAACCAGTAGGGTTGCGGCAACAATGCGGCTACGCTGCTGATATGCCCAACGAAGAGTTGATGAAGTGGATCGACAAACGCATCGCCGAAGCTGAGACGACCGCAGCCGCCGTAGCCGACAAAGCTGGCATCAACAAGGCCACGATCAGCAAGTGGCGCGGGGGCTCACAACCAAGACCAAGCGACCTACGCATGGTCGCCAACGCACTAGGAGCACCAGTGCTAGAGGCGTTCCTAGCAGCCGGCTACCTCAAACCCGGAGATACCAAAAAGATCGTTCAAGTAGACCGGCCACTCAACAAGCGAACCGACGAAGAACTAGTTAAAGAAGTAACCCGCCGATTGCAGGAGGCACGAAATGTCATGGAAACTGCGCAGACGACGCGAACACCGCGCGAAGCGCGTCAAGACCAGGAGGGCGACCTAGACGCCACGACCAGTGACACGACGCAGCCGCGCCAACCGCGGACCGGCGAAACAGCCGGGGCGGAGATTCGTGACCACATCGCCAGGAGCGTCCGGGCACGTCAACGCCGCAAGGACTAGACGTGCCCGGCGCAACGTCCATGTTGTTGGCGGACACTCGTCCATCGCGTTCAGAATCCGCACCAGCAGAGTGTCGAGTTCGTCATCAAACATGGGCTGCACCTACCGAAATCACCATCACCGGTCACCCCTCGCAACCGGATGCGTAGACGCTAACGGATCATTGCCAAAATCGACACAGGAAGCCCAAACATGGGAATGTCACGATCAGATAACGCCAGTGCGTGAAAGTTAGCCACCAACACAGAAAGCCCACTACCAGATGACCACCAATGATCGCGCTGTGTCACCAGGGAAGGTGATGGTCACCGCGCTCGCTGTGCTCGCCGTCGTAGGCATCGTCTCCACCCGCAACAACAACGACGACGACGACAGAAGCGCATCACAAACCACCACACCAACCACCACCACTACACGGCCCAACCCGTACCGCACCATCCCCGGCGACGGCACCCACAACATGGGCGGCATTGACGGCAAGGACTGGGGCACCTACACCGCCACCATCCCACCCGGCTCCCCCGGCTGCACGTGGGCGGTCGTCAGCATCGCCGACTACCGCGGCGGCGAAACACTCCGCGAAGGTGAAGCATCATCCGGCACCGTCCGCGCGAACATCCAACCCGATGGTGTCGCGTCGTGGACCGGCACCATCAACGGCGACCACCGCATCATGTTCCGCACAAGCGGCTGCGGAACTTGGACTATGACCGAGTGAGGTCGGTGTTTTAGTCGGTGCTGAGCCCGAGTTCGGCCATCAGCTTGTCCACCGAGACGGTGACCCCGCTGCGCTCATGCACACTCAGCCGGTCCCGCAGATCTTCGAGTTCCTCTTGCAGGGATTCGTACCGCTCCACCGAGATCAGCACGGCGGCCGGTGTGGAGTGGTTCATCAGGACAACGTCAGTGTCTTCGCTCTGGCGCACGAGTTCGGACAACTTGGCCTTGGCCTTGCTGATTGGGACGAGAACGCTCATCGCTTGTAGACCTCTCTGCGGTGGCCAACGCGGGTGACGTTGACGATGTGAAGTCCGTCGTCGATCACGTAGACGACGCGGAAGTTGCCGACGCGAATGCGGTACGCGTCGGTGGTGCCGGACAGCTTCGTGCATCCGTGCGGGCGGGGATCGTCAGCAAGCGCGGTGATCGCGACCATGACGCGCTTCTGCTCGGAGCGCTGCAACCGTTGGATCTGCTTCGCGGCGCTGGTCTCGATCTCAACCCGGTAGCTCGACATACCAAAATGGTACCAGAAATATGGACCATATTTCAACACCACAAACATGGTCCAACCTATCCTCGAACTATCAACTCAGAGTTGATAGTTGCGGAACTCCCGATAAGTTCCGCAAACAACAAAAAGGCGCCCTACCAGGATCTAGACCCCTGGTAGGGCGCATCTGGGTCTTAAAAGTCCCCCAACAATCCGTCCATAAACTCCGCCGCCACCCGCGAACTCGTCCGATCCACATCCGTGTACGTGTCCACCGTGATCTGAATCGACTCATGACCCAGCTGGCGAGACACAATCGTCACCGGTGTCCCGCCCGTTAGCTGCCACGACGCATACGTGTGCCGCAGATCATGCGGAGTAGGCCGCGGCACCAGACCAGCCTTCTCCACAGCCGGATTCCACACCCTGCGCAGAAACCCCGGATACCTGACCGGTCCACCATCGGTATTGACGAAAACAAACTCGTTCGACAAGTCCAGCCGCTCCAACAGCCTGGCCGGCACATCCACCGTGCGGCGGGACCGTTTCGTCTTCGGCGGCCCCAACACATACCCGGCCGACGAGTACTTCCACGCCTGCCGCACCCTGATCGTGGACGTCTCCAAATCCACATGCTTGGGCTGCAGGGCCGATACCTCACCCCACCGCAAACCGGTCGACACCATGAACTGAACCATCAGCTTCCAGTGAGGTGTCACCGCGTCGCGGAGCCGGTCGAACTCGGCGTGGGTGAGCATGCGGATATCGTCGTCGTCCTCAGCGTCCCCGCGGGGCAGACGCCGGCCCGCCGCAGGGTTGGTGGACAGGTACCGGGGGACGGCGGCGTTCAACGCCCCCGACAGGAACCCGTACTTGTTACGAAGAGTCTTCGGGGCGTGCCCGTTGCCGTCGCGGCCGCCGGTGGTTTCCATGACCTTCACCCACCGCGCGATGTCCTCCTCGGACAGTTTGGAGAGGGGGATGTCGCCGAGGTTGGGGGCGATGTCGTTGGCAAGGTACTGCTCGTACTTGTCGATGGTGTACTGCTCGACGCCGGTGAGGTGGTCGATGTGGTGGCGGATCCACTCAGCCACGGTCAGCTCCGACTTGGAGCCTCGGGGTGTGGGGTCGATGCCGTGCATCTCCAGGGCGCGTGCAGCACCGTGGGCGTCCACCGCGGCGGCGAAAGCGTCGGCGGCTTTGCGGTCGTCGAAGGTGAGGGCGCCTTGTGCGCTGCCTCTGCCGCCGAACCGGTAAGAGACCAGGTAGGCGGTGGTTCCGTCTCTGCGGAACCGTTCACGGACTGATGCCATGCCCCGGATTCTAGCCGAGGTGATGTCATTGGTGCTGTCAGATTTTGTTTTGCCTGTTCAGGTGGTGGAGCTAAGGGGATTCGAACCCCTTCGTGTACTGGGGAAATAGGCGTTTAGCTGCGGAAAAACATGCATGTTATTCCTGTAGCGACCTGTTCGGACCTTGTAGCGACCTGCACAGACCTGGAAGCGTGCTGTCAGTGACAGCACGGACAACACGCTCCCCTGAACCCCTCTCCGGTCGTACGATCTGTCAATGGGGGATAAAATGGACCCCGACTGAGCTTGCTGGTGTTGCTGTGTCCGGGAAATAGCCGCACTCACCGGGAAATCAACCAACACAATCCAACGATGGCTCAAGGAGCAATGACCATGGCTCTCAACGATGAAGCCGCCTACGGCATGTGCACCGCTTGCGGCTCTGTTGAGGTCGCGTTGACGCAGCCCACTGGCAGTCGGAACCTGAGCCACATAGGTGAATCAGACACCTACCCGACCGGCCACGGATGCGAGATGTGCAACTGATGAACACCGATGATCGTTGCGGCCGGTGCGGTCAACCGTTCAAAGACGGGGAGACAGTGATCGACACCCTTCCCCCAGTGCACCACACATGCCCAAACATGGATGAAGAAGCAAGCCGATGAGTGTCCTCGCTTGGTACGAATCACGATTCGACGAGATGCTCGGCAGCGACGAAGAACCCATGCACACAGTGGGGCGCGTGTTATATTACGCATCGATCGCCACGTGGATAGCGCCGTTCCTCATGGTGACGTTCGTCCTGATGGACGTGGTTGACGAGTTCATGGACGAGCTGAAGAAACGATGGGAAGAAGCCAATGGCTGACGCTTTGAAACCCGGTTGGTACCTGCGCCGCACCGTGTACGGAACGACTCGGTATATCGGCCCATACCGCACGTGGTTGGGTGCGCGGATACATGCGATCCGCCGGTTCGATTCCGTTCGACGGGTGTACCCAAACTAGACATGAAGAAAGCCGCCCCCTTGCACCGGAGAGTGTGCAAGGGGGCGGCTTTCTTCACAATCCGAAGATTAAGCCAGGACGTAAACCAGCAGCGCGACGATCATCCCCGCCACGACCGCCAGCCACACCGACCGCCACAACTCCAACTGCGGATCACTCATCATCTGATTCGTCCCAGTAACGATTCACCAGGCCCTCCGTCAGATAGTCGGGCTGGCCTACGGGTGTGATGATCGTCGTCGCACCCAGGTCCATCCGGTCGCCGGTGATCCGCTCCAAGCCGGCGACCACAACGTAGTGCGCGACCTGCCAGCCGTCGCCCTGCGCATCCAAACTCTCTTGGATCGCAGCCCGGACAGGATCGGCCGGCCTCACAGTCGCATCCATTCTTTGAGCGCGTCCCACAGGAAGCCCACCGTCACAACATGATCTAGGAACGTGCACACTCGAACGTTCATTGGTCAGACCCCTCTCACAGCGCTCATGCGTTCCGGCTCGATGGACAGTCGTGAATGCGCCCCGCAGTTGGTGCAGCGGCGCATCGTGTACGTCAACACATTCGCCACGTACCGCCGCGGGATCACCACCGTTTCACCACCGCACCGGTTGCACACCATCAGCTTGTCCTCGCCGTCAACGAACAGTGCGGGATGGTTTTTGATGTGTGGCCGCAGGAAGTCGTACAACCCCTGCGTGGCAACCACATCGCCAGCGCAGTACGACACCAAGCGTTCCCGATCCTCAACGCTCTTCCCTGTCACGGCACGTTCCATCGCGCCCCGGTCGTAGCGGTCAGTCTTAGCGGGCAGGCCAACGATCTGACAGAACGCGTCCAAACCTTTGAATGGGGCACCGGATTTGAACTCGCGGCGCAACACCTTCAACGTGTCAACGGTTTTGAACGGAGGCAGCGGAGGTAACCCGGCCTCCAAATGCAGATCACCCTTCAGCCACGGCACGTCAGCTTCGTCGATGTAGTGCCCGACAACGATATCCGCTTGGGATAGCAGGTTGTGGACGCGCCGCAGGAACCGTTTGCGTCCACCTTTGTCCCATTCGGCGAGCTGGATAACCTCGGGCTGGTCATACCACTTGGCGCACACAATCGTGGTGCGCGGCATGCGGGTCACCGTCTCGTACTGCACGTACCGGTTCTTCAGGTCTCCCCTGCCCCACCAGTATTGTTCGGTGATTCCGGGGAGCCGTTCAACGTCGAGGATCAGGATTTTGTTGCGCACACCTTCGGCGATGCGCACCTGGCGAAGGTCGCTAGTCAGCGACATGATGGTTCCTCGCGTGGTGCCGCCACGCTTGCGCGTTCATGTCTGGCATACCGTGTTTGACGAGGACCCGCAACACATCGGTGAACCTGACGTCGCCGCGTTTCGCGGACTCCACCGACGCATTTATCTCTGCGCGTTCCTGTTTCGACCGGGCACCAACCCAATCACATGCGGGGCAGGTGCGGGGCTCCAAACCTGCAAGATCGGCCAATAGTGACATTCGGTGTTCCCTTTCCTGGTGTTTCACCGGTCGCGTCGCTTGTCGCCTTCGATGCGTTCGAGGCGTTCGGTTCGCAGTTCCTCCCTCAACCCTCCGATGTCCCGTTGAATCTGTTTGAATCCGTCCCGCACCAGATCGCGTATCTCGTCGAGGTCGTCGCGCATGTTGGTGTCATGGGTGTTGACGGTCTGCTCGTGAATCTCATAGGTTTTCGCGTCGATCCGTCTGGCACGTTCCCGGCCCTTGCGTTGCCCTCGAACAGTGAGGACACCGACAATTCCCGTTCCGATCGCTGCGATCGTGGAAGGTAAACCGATGATGAGCAGTCCTATCAGGTCGATACCGTCGTCTGGCTGGTACGCGGCGTCCATCGCTTCGCGCACCGACTCCAAGATCATGCGGCGGTGACCGCTCTAGTCGCCGAAGCCGTTCCGGGGTTGCCGCGGCGTTCCGCGCCGATAGACATCAGCAGTGACACCACTGCGGCGCCGCCGGACACTGACAGCACTGACACCCAATCGGTGGCGAGTAGGTCAACCGCGCCCGCGCCGAGTGTGGCGATCGCGGTTTGGGCGAACGTGCGGGCCGCGCGTTCGGCGGCGTCGATCCAAAACGAACGTGTCAACATCAGGTGGTCCTCCCGTTATGTGCGTAGGTAGTCGATGGCGGGCTGGACGTTGTAGTCCACGTGCGGGCCGGTGCGTTTCGCGAAGAACATGCCGGCGTCCAACAACGCTTTGGTGATCGCGATCGTTTCCGGTAGCGGTGCCTGCACAAGTTCGACCACTTGGGCGAGTAGCGAATCGGGTCCGGTGAACAGGTCCAGGTCGCGCACGATCTGCCATATGGCGTTGCGGACCTCCTGTGTATCACCCGGTTCGGTGCAGGCATACAAGTCGCCTTGGTGTGCGTAGTCGCGCCACCACGGCGGGGTGTCGCGCATGCCGTTCGATGAGACGCCTTGGGTGTTGGATGGGGCCATTGGTGAGCCGCCGTGATCGGCCCACACGTGACCGAGTTCGCGGTTCGGGTTGCCCCACGTCACGGCTTTCTCGATGTGCGGTTTCATCCAATGCAGGGAGCCGGTTTCGGGTGCGATGTGGTTCATCCACAGCTCGGAAACCACTACCGCGCCTTGGGAGTAGCCTGCTAGGGCGGCGCCGTGGGTTTCGATGCGTTCGCGCCACCGGTTAGCTTGGTTGTGGGTTTCGGTGATGGCGGCGGTGATGGATTTGCCCATCGGGAATGGTGCTGCTGGGTAGCCGATGGGTTGCCACAGGTATTTGTCTTCGACGGCGCGGGCGGTGTCGGCGTCGGGGCCGATCCACCAGGGAACACCGGTGCCGCACACGGTGATCAGCACGGGCCGGGTGTCCACGACGGGCCGCGGTAGGTAGCCCATGACGTACTTGGTTTCGGCCCCTACAATCCCCGGGATGTACAGGCCGGACGCGAGCTGTCCTGCCGTGTTGTATCGGGCCTGCATTTCGGCGACCGCGGCGGTCATCTGCTCGTCGTAGAGCGGGGTGTCGGCCAAATCGCCCGCGTAGGAGGCGAACTTTTTCCGCATGAACGTCTTGATCCGGCGGATTTCCTCGGACGAATCACCCGGCCCAAGACCAACATATTGGCCGTCGATGCGCATCAGGACTTGCCCTTGACGTCGTAACATCCTTCGATGCCGAGCTTCTCGCCGATCGCGCCCAGCGCGTCCACCACCGTCCGGCCGCCGAGCTGCGGCCAACCATCCAGCGCGTAGCCGCGCTGCTGACGCAAGGTCTCCACGGCGAGTTCGCGGTCGGTCCAGTCGTCGGGGAACCGCTTCACCTTCGGCGGTTCCGGTTCGCTGGCACCACCGTTGGCCCAGAAGGCGACGCGCTCGGTGAAGTAGTCCCACGGGAACCAGGCACCAACATCGGTGTGGGTGCCCCACTTGAACACGTCGGTCACCCACCGGTGATCCGAGATGCCCGGGCGGCCATTCACGTACGGCGGGGGAACCACGAGTGGTTCGAAGCCGTACTTCTTCGCGTCCTGCACCGCCAGATATGCGGCGACGTCGATCGCGTTCTTCTGAGCCATCCACTGATCGCGGGTCCAGGCTGCGCGGGACCCGGCGAAGCACAGGTTGATGCTGATGCTGTTGGCGTTGCCGACAGACCAGGCGGCGCGGTCGGTGTCGACGCAATCCACCACGGTCACACCACCATCGGACGCCTGCGAGATCGTGTAGTGGTAGGAGACGCCGTTGCTGTTCTGGAACCATTTGGCGAGGTTCTCGGCGGCAGCGTCCCCACCACCACCTTCCTGGGTGTGGATCAGGAACATAGTGGGCTTGCCGCTGCGGGCACTGCTGTTGGCCGACCAGATCGCAAACTCGTTATAGGCGGGCCGGTTTTCGGTCACAGGTTCCTCCGGTGTGGTTTCGTTGAGGGCACGTCGCAGCACCGACCAGGCTTCGTCCCATTTGTCGGCGTAGCGGTCGGGGTATGCGGATTGCTGGACTCGTTGCGCGAACTCGCCGGCCAACCTGGGGTTGTTGGCGGCGCGCCTGTAGTCGTCGGAGAGTCGTTCGAGGAACGTGTTGGCTGCTTGTGGCAGGGTCATCATGTTTTCGGGTGTGCCCCACCAGGGTTCGCCGTTGGGTCCGGGTTGCTGCTGGAAGTAGCCGGAGGATCGGTTGTCGTCACTGCGGGAGTCGTGGGGGTAGTTCTTCGTGGCGGGCACGCGGTCGTTGGCGGGGCACCACCACTTGCGGTCATCGCCGGTGCCGGTGCCGACCTCGGTGGAGATGGTCATCAGGGCAATGACGGTGGCGAGTTCATCGAGGCCACGGGCTAGGGAGACGGCGTGGACTTCGCGGGCGACTTGTTCGCGGGTGCGTAGCGGGCCTTCGGGTCGGAACCAGGTGAAGCTCATGCCGCCCTCTCGATCGGTAGGGGTTCGCCGCCGTCGCCGTCCGGACCACCGCCTGTGATTGACGTCGGCGTGACGTGGACCTGGATGTAGGACGAGCCGTCCTGGTTGTGCACTGTGAACCCGACGCGCAGTTCGAGTTCGATCTCCATGCCGCGGTAGGTGACCTTCATGGCTTGCCGCCCAGCAGGAACGGGAATCTCGGCAGCCGGCCGATGATGTTGATGACCTGTTCTGGAAGGTTGGTCAGGTCGGGGAGTTTCGCGACGATCTGGTCATCCAAGTCGGACAGGTCGGGCAGGTTTTCGGTGATCCTGTCGGCGATGCGGTCAGCGATCCTGTCGGCGAGCGGTCCGAGCAGTTTGAGCAGGATGATTCCGAGACGGTCCATGTCTTGGGGGTCCTTTCATGCAGAAACCCCGCGCACCTCGTGGTGGCGGGGTTTCTGTGGGGGTTGTTCAGATGTAGAAGAGGGTGTCGCGTTCGATGAAGAAGTCGATGGCTGGGTTGCCTGTGGCGAACATCCAGGACAGGACACTGGTGAGTGCGATGCCTCCGAGGAGTCCGGTTCCGAGAGCCCCGGCTATGCGTTTCACAGTGGGCTTGGTCACGGCAGCCTCCTGACCGTGACGCGGGACGTGTCGATCAGGTGCCTGCGACCTTGGTCGTCAGCGACAGTCAGGACGGTTCCTGTGGTGAAGAGGACTGTTGCGTTCCAGCCGGCGGGGCCGCGGGATTGAACGTGGATCTTCATGGCGGGTCACCAGGTGTCGGTGGTTTCGACGTGGTGGCGGCCGCCGCCGCAGTGGCGCACGCACTTGTAGATGTGTTTGGTGCCGTCCATCTTGGGTGTGCCGTCGGCGTGGGTGGCGTATGTCCAGTCGGCTCCTGCGCCGCCGCTGCCGGTGGCGCATGCGTGCTTGTAGATTTTGCCGTGGCCGGTGCCGTGATTCGCGCAGTGGGCGGGTGCGGCATCAGCGACTGCGGGTATTCCGAGTGCGAGTGCGGCGATTGCGAAGACAGTCGCGGTGGTGGTGCGTAGCATTGGTGGGCCTCCTGTTGGGGGTGGGCCGTCCGGCGGGGTTGGTTTCTCAGGCCTATCGCCCCGCCGGGCGGCGTCTCAAGTTGATGAACGCGAGTCTAACCGCGTTTGACCACGTGCACAAGTGTTTCTTTGAGATACACTCCTAGATGTGACAATCATCGACCGCATGATCGCCAACCGGCAGAAACGCGCAGCGACTATCGCCGAGCTTGATGCCGAACTGGCTGCCCTCGTCTACGAGGCGATGACTGTCCACGGCATCACGTGGCATGACATTGGCCGCGCCCTGAAGATTTCCAAGCAGCGTGTGTATCAACTCCGCGCTGCTGGTGACCCGAACCGTTAGCGAGTTATTCCCACTCGATCAGGACGTAGCCGTCACCGCCGCTACCTGCGTTTGATCCGCCCGTGTTTATGGCTCCGGCGGTCCCCCCGCCGCCGTTCCCCGCGGGGCCGGAGCTGGTTCCGTTGCTACCGCCGCTGAAGCTGTTGTCGTTGGACAGGACGCCTCCAGCCCCCCGACCGCCAGCGCCCGCACCGTTTGAACGGCTCTCCCCGCTAGTTGGGTTACTACCGCCGTTGCCGCCTTTGCCACCTGTATAGCCTGTTGCGGATATGCCGGAGATGCTGGTTGTACCGCCGGCCCCGCCGCTTCCGCTGGACGACGAGTTAGTTCCCCTCGCGCCTGCTGCCCCTCCGCTAGCCGTCAGGGAAACGCTGCCGGACGAGAACACAGTCGAACCGCCGGGAGCGCCGTTATTGCCGTTGGACGATCCCGCCGCCCGCGCTCCACCGGCGCCACCGAGGCCCCGGACGAGGGTATACGTCGAGCCGAGCGACGCGCGTGGAATCCAGACGCGGCCGATGTAGCCACCGCCGCCCCCGCCGCCGCCGCCGTAGCGGTAGCCGGAGTTGGATCTGCGGCCGGAGCCGCCGCCGCCGCCCGCACCGCCGAGTGTGACCCAGCATCCGGATGCGCCCTCGGGTACCGGCTCGTCGATCAGATCCTCGTAGCCGGGGTCTTCGCTGGAGATGCTGAACGGCTCGAACGTGGGCCACAGCTTGTCGAAGCTCGAACCGTTCCACGTGTACAACTCAGGGTTGACGAACGCCGACCCGTTCCACACCTTGAACGCAGTGGGGTCAACGAACGCCGTGCCGTTCCAAACTTTCACGGCACCACCACGTACAACACACCCGCGGTTCCACTACCGGGAAGGGTGGTGCCCATCCACATCCCGGACGCGCTGCCGGACTTCTGCACCGACGAATCCGCTTTACCCAGTGAGGTTTGCACATCCGAAGCCAGCTTCGATTTCGCAATCGCCGCGCCGGTATTGATCTTCGCGTTGGTGATCGCACCGTCCTGAATCTTGGCCAGGGTCACCGAGTTGTCCAAGGGTGTCCGCTGGTCCGACAAGCGCGAATCATTACCAACACACACCGTGGAACCACTACTACCCACGGGGATGCGATTAATGCTCAGCGTGCCCGACACCACATCGGAAGCATCCACCTGAACATCCAACTCGTTGGTCGCGTAGTAGTCGACGATCTCGTGGATCTTGTTGTCCAACTCCGGCTGCAAAGCCTCCAGGGCTGCATCGTTATCCGCCGCGCCAGCAATAGCCGCGCCAGTAGAGGTGACATCGGTAACATCGGCCAAAACGTGGTCGTGGGCGAGGTCGGCCTTATCGTCCAGCCCCTCATGCGCCCCTTCGATACCGTCCTCGATGTGGTTGAGACGGTCCGCCGACAACGGGGTGTTCGTTGAGGGAACGTTCTCCCACGACTGCTTCGAATAAGCCATACCAAACCCCTCCTAGGGTTGCGCCCGTAAACCCCTCGGCACCAGGCACGAATAACCGTCACCCGGAAGCACCGCAAGGGCGGTGTTGATCATTTCGGTGATCGCCGAAGACCGATCCAACACGGTCGCCGGGGGCTGCCCCTCGGCGGTGACCTCCCACCCGCCGACCACGCGGGCGGCCTGCACAATCAGTGTGCCGTCACGGTCAAACAAGCCCATCATGTCGTTGCCGAACGCGACGATCTGATGATCAGTTTTGATGTTCAAAACAGTTCCCCTATCCAGGATTTCAGGCGACTATGCGGGGCGTCACGGAGATGCTCGCCCCCGAACCGGACACCTCCACGTCACCGTCGTCGAAAGCTTCCGAACCGACGAAGGTGCCCGACGAGCTGGCCGACCAGATGCCGCCCTCCACGTAGGTGCCTGCCGCCACGGAGATTTCCACCTCGTCGCCGGTGTTGGTGCCCGTGGAGCCCGACGTCCACGACGTCTGCTCCCGCGCATATCCACCACCCGTAGCTTCGTTCGCCCCTGTGGTGCCGGCAGCTCCGGTATGCACACTGATCCAGTCACCGAGACCGGCGATAGCGTCCGACGCTGCTTTGTGAGTTGCATTGGGAATGCCCATGATTGTTTCCTTTCGAGTTATGCGGGATTGAGCGGGACCGCCATGGCGGCCCATGTGCCCGACGAGCTTGTCGCCGTGAAGTTCGTGGCCGTCGTCGCGTCGCTGATGGTCAGGATCGGGAACAGGCCCGAACCCGAGAATCGGTTCGTTCCGCCAGAGGGTGTAAACGTCCGGTTCCCCATGTTGGCGAACGAAACGACTACCCGGCCACCGTCTCCAGGCGCGGACGCCGACAGGCTTGCCGAACCACTGTTTCCGTATGACTTCTGTACAGTGCCGGTGGTGGTCGCGTTCAGATACGAGGCCGCGACAGCGCCCACCCACCCGAAGCCGGTGGGCTTGTTGACCGTCACCTGCTTGGACCCGCCAGCAACACCATGAATGACATACAAGTGTTGAGAACCTTCGCCAGCGTTATTGTTTAGAGCCTGGCTGCCGATAAGCGTCATCGCTGATCCGTCGTAGGTGACAGAAGCGATCGTGTCGCTGCCCTGTACAACCAGTGACACCAGTACCGACGCTCCGGCGGTGGCCGTGTGGTTGAACGAGAACGTCGACGTCGTTTGCTGGGACATGGTTACCGCGTCGAACGCCACCGGGTCAACACCGTCATTACCCTCTGCGTCCATGCCGATTTCCGGGGTCAACGTCAGCTCGAACTCGCGGTAATACCGCTCCGCGCCGGACATTCCAACCTGCGGGGACAGTTCGAGCCCGAAGCCCTTCGTGAACCCGAGTGCGGTACCCATGCCGACCTGCGGGTCCAGTTCGATACCGAACGACCGCGCAAACTTCGGCGCGGCCTCGAACCCCAGGCTTGGCGTGAACGACAACCCGAAACCGGGGGTCTGCGCGCGCGGCGTCGGGAACAGCGACACCGACGGATACAAATCCTCGGACGGAAACACCGGCTCGAACGCGGCCGGACCACGCATCGCGATATACGGCGCGAACACCAGACCGAACGACGCCTTGCTGTGGCTGGCCGCCCCCATTCCCAGCGAAACCGGCACCGACAAACCGAAACTCGCACGGTTGTGCGCCACGGCGGCCATGCCGATCTCGGGGGTGAGGGTGACGCCGAACTCTTGTTTCGGACCGCCGTAGCGGAATCCCACCTCAGGAGTGATGGTGACGCCGAATGAGACGTGGGACTCAGCCCACCAGCCAACGGCCACGCTCATCCCCCAATCTGCAAGTTCACCGCCATGCCAGCCCACTTATTCGGCTGCGACGAGGTGGCGCTCACCGTTCCCGTCCTGGTCGTCGTGTTGACACACAGGGGCGGGGCGATCCCCGACTGCTCCGCGCGCAAACGCGCCCCTATGATCGTCTCGATCTTGTGGGACGACACTCCACCGGCCCCGGCCGAGAACGCCTGCAGCGTCACCCCGCTCGGTACCGTCACCGACTGGCTGTGCGCAGTACCGTTACCGTGGGCGAACGTGGGGGTTCCCACGGACACAACATCGTTGAATGAAATGGCATACGCACTCACCCAGCCCGGGCCGGTGGCCTTCATCTGGCGAGCAACGCCGGAGCCTGCGTTCTCCATGCGGAAAATCGCCAGGCCTCCATTCGCCGGATCGCCATCGTGCGAAACGGACCCGAGAAGTACACCGCCGGCGCCGCCATACGTGGCCGACGGGGCTGAGCCCGCGCGGTCCCACGCCACCACCGCGAACACCGTGGCCCCCTCGGAGGCCTTGAAGTTCACAGTGGCGCTACCGACACCAGCCCCAGCCGACGACACGGCATCGAACCCAATATCCACCGGCTCCGGCGGCACCGGCCAGTTTTGGTCATTCGTAATCGTTCCGGGATACAGATACTCCGCCACCCGCACCCAAATGCGGGTATAGCCCGCGGCCGGGGGGTTGGAGGTATTCGAGTTCTCGTGCAGCGTGAATGTCGCACCCGAGTCCCGCTCAAAGAAAATCGTGGACGACCAGCCACCCGAAAAGAGTCCCGGATGCCCGAACCACGTTCCGAACGACTCTATCCCGTACCCGTAGTAGTACTCGGAGGGAATGTAGAAACCGTTCGCGTACTGGTCCCACCCTGTGGAGTGCTTCCAGAATGTTGACAGCCACGCCTCATACGACTCCGGTGACAGGCCCATGGCGTTGTCCCGCAACGCTTCCGCGAACTTGGTGTAGTCGTTGATGTTCGTCGCCAACGCGCCGGCAGCGTCGAGGAAGTTCGGGTTGAACGTGTCAGCGATCGACGCTGGCGGTGGAACTGGACCGATCGGCGGCCAGGACGTTTCAGTCAACCCCAACGGGTCGATGATGTCTTCTTTGAAAATCTGCTTGATCGGCCGGTGTTCCGGGTCAACGATCTCCAGCACCATGCCGATCAGGGCGAAATTCGAGTTCGTGTACAGATAATCGGTGCCGGGATAGAAATTTGACGGCCCTTTCATAGAGCTCAGGAAGTCCTTCGCGCCCGTCCATGGCCACGTCGGAAACAGCGTGATCCAGAGCGCGTTGATACCCGCCGTGTACTCCGCGATACCTGACCGCATGGACAGCATGTGCCCCATCGTGATCGCGGTACCGTTCGGAATTCCCGGAACGTACTGCTCCAGGGTGTCATCCAGCGTGATCAACCCTTTGTCGACGGCCTGGAAAAACGCAATCGCGGTGAACATCTTCGTGGAGGAACCCATGCGGAAGTGGTCATCCAACGTCAACTGGCGAACCGTGCCGCCCACGGTGGTGCCATACGCCTTCGCATAGTTTCCGCGCGGACCGGTGATCTGCAGCATCACCCCCGGCTGGCCGGTCTCCGCGCGGGACTCCTCCACAATCAAATCCACCATCGCCTGGTCCTCCGGCGACAACAAATCACCCGCAGTGTGCGCTGGAGTGGTGAACTCGTAGGTATCCGACGGGTCCGACAACCAGCCGGCGTTGTCCACCGTCTTCACATAGAACTCGTACGTGGTGTTCGACTTCAAACCGTTTGTCCCATACGGCGGCAACACCGGGTCGGGATTCAACTGAACGAAATCGCCCGAAGCGTCCTTCTCTTTCGCGTAAACAAAATACCCTTTGATTGTCATACGTCAGTAGCTCCAGACCACGTAATCGTGATAGTGCTGAAAGTGGAATCGACCAGCTCCACCAACGTGGGGGGCGTCGGGGGCGTCAAATCCGGGTCAGGGTCAGGCAGCGGGTCGGGCCGGAAGAACACCCAGCCGCCACCAGGAGCGCCATTTCCGCCGGACTGAAATGCCGCCAACGAGCCCTTGCCGCCGTTACCGGCACCACCAGCGGGCGCACCGTGGCCGCCCATGACCTTCTGGTCAACGCCGCCCACATAGTCCTGCTCGTTGAACGTGAACGTGCCCGGGCCTCGGCCAACAGGTTTCGACAAAAACCCTTCAGTGGTACCCGCCGCGCCACCCTCGGCGACAATGGAATACGTGTCACCCCCGGGCGTGGAGATAGACAACGTGGTGTTCCCACCGGCAGCGCCGTCACCAGGACCGCCCACGCCGCCAGCGCCCGGGTCGAGGGTGATGATGGCGTTGTCGCCGAAATGCTCGCCGCGCACCCATGTGGTGGCGTTGAACTTCCCAGGCTGACCGGCCTGACCGTTGATACCCAAGGCCCAGCCCTGCGCACCGCCACCACCAGCGCCTACCGCAACCGGGTCGATGTAGTTAACCCAGTTCGGAACCGGGAACACCGTGGCCGCGGTGCCCAGATAGATCTTCAACGGATCGTGATGGTCACCGCCGGAACCCGTGTCCACGGCGATACTCACCCACGGCACATCGCCCGAACGAGTCACCGACGCCTTCGCAATCGACGACGGCGGGCTATCCGGCGACGTGTTGTTTCTGGTGGCCGCCAGCGACACAATCTGCGACGTCGGATGATTCGGCAAGTCCGCCACACGGCCACGCACATAATGCGTACCGCCCACCGGGACAAGCTCATAGGCGTACGCCTCAGACGCCACCACAGGGATCGGGTCATCCAGCTCGTAGGAGATGAACTCCCCGGGCGCGGCCGTGCCACCCAAAAGCCCCACGATGTTCGGGGAATGGTGCACCAGCGTCCAGTCGCCCGACGCCAAGTCGACCTTCCAAATGTTGACGTAGAACTCGGTGATCCCTGAAAGTCCGTAGCCGATCCACGACACCACGCCCAGCGGCATCGACTCTTCAATCAAGTCAACACCGATGAGCGAATTGCTCTGCGTAGCTTCAAGCCACGTGGTGACGTTCGACAACGGGAAGTTGGACCGCTCAGAAGGCAACAACCCACTATCTACCGGCTTGTTCGTCCTGATGCCGAGAACATCCCACGAGAACAACCCCAAGCTGGCGCGCGACGCGATCTCCTGAAGAACGTTGAACAGGTCCGCGATGCCCGCGCCGACACCGGGAAGGCCTACCAGGCCGCCGACGATGCTGTTGACGATGTTCTCGATGGTTTCCCGAAGATTCTCCGGGCCAAGCATCCCCGCGATTGACTCCGGGGAGATGTTGCGCAACGCGTCGAACAGGTCCTCCAGCGTGTTCTCAACCGTCTGCACACCGCCGCGGATAGCCGACACCACCGTGTCAATCGTCAACTGCACCCGGGCCAACAAGGTTTGCAAAATCTCCGGCAAGCCCTCAACCCACGACTGCTGAATAACACCGGTCTGCTTGACCTCGGCGTCATCCCACCAGAACGTGCCGCCAGTAGCGTCTTCCGTGACGACGAACCGGGTTTGCACGCCAGTCACCCCGGCAGGAACCCGATACTCCCCCGACAACTCCTTACCGGGCCACGCCAAATCTTGATCCTGCGGGGCATACGCATTCAAATCCACCGGGGACTGCGCAACACCATCGATGTACGGCACCACCTGCAACCGGATCGGCGCGCCGGTACCCGCATAACCCTCATGCGACACAAACACCCGGGCAGCGATCGTCTGCCCTTCGCTGACCGCGAAGAAATCCCCCGCATTCTGCCCCGACCGAAGTGCCTTCAACGTGCCGTCGGCAATAACTTTCGCCGCGCCCGTACCATCCCCGCTGCGAGAATGCGACGGGTCCACCACCCAATCCGCGTTCTCGCCCACCGACCCCTCAGGGAACTTCGGGGCAGGCAGAATGTTCGGCGTCTGATTCGAGATGCCACCGATAGGCAGGATCGTCAACAGACTGGGCAGCAAATTGCGCAGCGGCGCGAGAATGATGTTCACCAACTGCGCCGCAGCCTGAATCGGGTTGAAGCTTGGGCTGTTGAAGTCGATCGACTGGAAGAAGTTGCGGATGTTGCCGAAAAACTGGGTCAGTTCCTCAATCCCGCCGCCAACAAGACCCGTGATCGCCTCGATGATGTCCCCGAGGATGGGGATGTTCAAAGCCCAATCACGCAACTGGTCGAACGATGCCTCACCAGGGATGAACACCCCAGCGACAGCACGCACCACCCACGCCAAAAACTGCTCAATGAACTGCTCACCAATCTCAAGCAGCTGCTGAACAGTGAACGGCCGCTGCCACTGCAACGCCGACTGCTCCGGGTGAATACCCGGCTCAGACGGCACCGCATGAGCCCACTCCGGCAACGGATCAAACGAAGACGTCATGACAGCGGAAGAACCTCAACCGAAAACATCGACGTAGAAGCAGAAGTCGTGTACGTCACCGACCCCGCCTGACGTTCACACCGGAAATAGATCGTCGCCGGTGTACCGGCCGCCACACGGTCAAACCCATCCGATGAGCCCGCCGCAGGTCCCGAAACAAGCGTCAGCCGCTCCGATTGCGCCACACCAGGACACCGGCCGATCACGTTGCCGCCAGTCTCACCGTTCAACCGGGCCACCAAATCAACCCGAACATCCGCACCCTCACCGGTGACCACCGTGTAACCGGACACGCGGGGCCGCCAATCAAACGGCTGCGCCGGGATCGACACCTGAGCCAAAGTCGAGTTCGCGTTACCCGACGCAGTGTTGTTGATCGACGCCGGAACATACCGGTCCCCCACACGCTGCGCCGCCAACACGAACCCATCAGCAGTCGAATTCACCACCGGCACCTGACCCGCAACAGGAGAAGGATCAACATCCGTCGGGTCCCACACCGCCTCACCATCCGCGCCCTTCGCGCCGGCGTGCAGCGCCAGGTTCAACCGGTACACACCCGGCGTGGATGTTCCAGGTGGCGTGATCTCAGTGAACGACGCCTCCGCCGGGGTTGGATCGTCCGGGTCCAGCTCCGTCAGATTCACCGTCGCATCGAACGTGGCCGGCACACCCGGATCACCCTTCTCGATCGCGGGCACACCAACACCGATACCGCCCTGCGGACGCAACTGGAGGATCGCCGCACCCGCCGTAGGATCGACAGGAATCTCCACGATCCCCTCAAACAAATAGTGAGTCCCAGCAGGATTCAAAGGCCACGACATAAGGCACGCTCCATTCACATTGGGCGAGTTACAGAAAGAAAGGACGACCGCTGCTTATCCCTGAGGTGACAGCGTGAGGACCGACAACGTTTCAAAAATCCCCGTGATGAACCGCTGATGCTTCGCCAACGGGGCCTCCGACTTGCGTCCATCCCCCAACTGCGCGATCACCTTCCGCTCATCCTGGGAAACCCGCCACATGACGTTTTCGATGTAGTCAGTCACCATGCGGGTACGTGACATGAACACCAGCGACATCAGGCCGCCGCGAAAAACGTCACGCCCCAACGCATACTGGGCACCGTTGCGGAACTGCACAGTCGCCGTCGTCTTGCCCTGCGAATCAAACAAGGCGTTGATGAATGCGAACACCGTTTCGATGTTGTACGGCGCTGATGCTGTCGGATAGAACCGCTCGATCGCCGGATGGTACGGGCCAACTTCGTCACGGCGGTCGTAATGCTGAATCAACTGGAAAGCCAGGAAGCTGTTGTTCAGGAACCCCGACAGCAGATCGGACGGTATGCCGGTGAATCCAACAACGATCATCAGCGAGTCGATAAGCCATGCGAAGGTGGCATTCATCAGGTCGTTCAACCACTTTGGGGAACGCCCACCAATGATGTGCTGCCAACCCTCGGGGGTGTGGTCAGTGATCGTGCATGCATCGATGCCGGTGTCCTCACCCGGCTCAGGCGCCACGAAATACGCGTACGGCTGCTCAAAATCCACACCCAACGCGGGCGCATAAAACACGCCATCCATGCCGGGAACCTGCTTGATGACAGGTTTGAAGATGTCCCCCAGCGACCCGCCAAGGTCAATCGTGGTGCGCAGCACCGAATCCAGCACGGTTTTCGTCGGGCCAGTGATCTGCGACCGGTCCACTGTGGAAAACACGTAGGTAGGCTGGTCCAGGTTCGCCCACCGGTCAGGCTGCGGATCACCCGGCAGCCACAAATCCATGCGAGTATCCACACCGTACGACTGGGTAACGTCCTTGATGACGGCCTGAACGGTTTCCATCCGCACTGTCCGCGCGACCATCGGCGACGTGTCCAACAACGGATTGGTGCGTGACACATACACCGGGGTTCGCAGCATGCGGGTAAACGCCTGCACCGACAACCCATCACGCGACAACGCCTGCAACACAGTGCCGAACCATGCCCGGATATCCGGGTTCAACGACAAGCCGTTGTTGATGAACTCCAGCCACCCGGACTGCAACCGCAGAGCGCATTCTGCGACCATGTTCTCAACGACGGTTTGCAACGCCCACACGAACACCGCGTGTGAGAACGGCTGCGCCTGAATCGGCAGCCACCACGACGGCCAAATCACGTAGTAGTTGAGGATGTCGCGGATACCGCGCAGTTCAGCGGTGCCGGTCCATGCGCTGTCACGGTACTCGTAGGTGTGGTTCTTCGTGTAGAACGCATACCGCAAACCCGCTGTCTCGACGATGACACCTACCATCGTCTTTTTGCAGTCCATGAACAAAGGGATGAGGGGACTGTTCCCTTTGAGTACGATCCGGCCGGTTTCCACATCGTTGCGCGGGTCAGCACCCGACGCCTCGATCAGGTCGCCACCAACCGAGCCCATCGGCTGCCAGAATTTGTCGCACACCGTGAACCGGAACGACGTGTCTACCTTCGATTTGCGTTCTGCCAACGCCCGCGCGGTTCGTGCGATCCTGTTGGGGTCGCCGGACTGGAGGGCGGATTGCCATGCGGCGGTTTCGCGTTCAAACTTCGACAACCGTCATCCCCTCCTTTCCGGGCATCACCAATTCACCCCACGAGCCAGAAAAACCACGGGGCTGTCAAACATCAGTCGGTGAACTACATTGGGTAGCGGCGCAACGGAGTCCCCGAAAGAATTACCTTCGAGTCAGCGTTGCCACCAACAATTTCTGTCTTCACGAAAAATTGCTGCGCCGGTTCGCCAGGCGACTTCGCGGGGATCGCCGCGTTCTCACTGAACCGGCCCGACAGGTACTTGTAGAAGTTGCCCTGCGGGGGAACAATCCCGAACATTGAACCGATCTGATCGGTGAATGCGTTCCGTTCCGAGAAGAACGTCAGCAGTGTCTTCACCGCCTGTTGGAAGATGTTCAGCTCCTGCGGCGACGGCGGAACCGACGTCAAATCCTGCACCAGAGTCGTCTGTGAGCGCGGGTCGGTACGTAGGAACACAATCTGATTCGGCAGCAGCGGACCGAACTCCACATACTCATCCGCACCCGGGCCGTCGTACAACCGGAACGTGCCCGGACCGAACACCGTGGCATCCCAATACATTTTCTGGTCACCAACGTTGACCATCGGCACAAAACCTGATTGGGTGACATTCGCGTTGTCGCCCGCCGACACTTTCCGCACCGGAGCTGGTGTCGCCTGCGTGATCAACGCGCCACCGGCCTGCATACCAAACCCAATACCCCGATAATCCGGGCCAAGCTCGCTACCAGTGCCGGTTTCCTTGTGCGACAGGATCGGCAACCCGTTACGCAGCACCTTGAACATGCGGGGATTACCCTCATAACCCGCGACCAGGGTGAACTTCTCCCCGATCAGCGGAGCCACCAGCAGCGGCCGTTGAAACATTACTGTCTGCGAGAAGTTGTTGAACCTCGACAGTTTGATCCAGTTGCCCTGCACCCGCATGCGGACACCGTTACCGTCCCAGTCGCCGTTGCTGTCGCGGCCCATTCGCGCCCACAGGTCATTCGCCCCACTATCAGGGACACTCCACTCCTGAAACCCACCAAGCACCATCGACACAACCTGGTTGTCGGTGTCAGTGTCAAAGTCCTTGTACGGGCCGCACACCACTTCGCGGGTCTCGGTGGTCAGCGGATCATCCGGGTCGTCCCGCCACCTCGCCTGGTCACCATTGGCGTAGATGTATCCGCCGCCGTCACCCTCGTAGTACAGCGGCCAATCCGCGCCGAGGTCCTGCGAGCCCGTGGTGTCGTAGTTGAACGTGTCGGTCATCGACTCGTACTCGAACTGGAAACTCGCCGTGTAGTCGTAGGTACGCCAGAACCCCGAATCGGCCCGCAAACGCAGGCTTTCGCGCTGCCGCTTCCCGATCTCCAACGGTGCTTGCGGCGCGCCTTGGAACCATCGGACCGGCGCCCACCAATGACCCATGTCGTGGGTGAGGAAGTTCAGGGTGGATTCCTGCTTCGCGTCGATCGACGCGACCAGATCGCGGTAGACGCGGCGCGTCCACTTCGGCGACCGGCCGCGGCATTCCACCCCGACCTCGACCTCGATCGGGTCGTAGAGAGCATCAATGTTGGTGATGCCGTCTTCGGTAGCACCCTTTTGGTCGATGTGTTTCCACGGCGGGACCAGACCCTTAAGGGACGTGAGATGCACCATCTCGGGTGCTGTGACCCGCTCGGGGACCGCTAGCCCGCCCATCATGTGGAAGGTGATCGACTTGTCGTAGGCGTCGAGCCACATCATGGGTTTCTCACCCTTGGCAAGGTGGTACCAGCCGTGCGGGGTTACATCCGTTGCGGGGTAATGCTTCTTAGCCATTTACCCTCCCGGCATGACGTACTGGTTTTGCAGGTGATAGGCGATGTCGCGGCCTGTTCCGTCTTCGGTGGCGCGCTGGTTGTTGACCGTGATGTTGGTGTCGCCACCCTGGTTGACTTGGGTTTGACCCTGGCCTGTGGCTTGCGGGTCGATGTCCTTGCGCTGCTGGGATGCTTGGCCGGCCAGGTTCGGCAATGCCGGGGCCGCACCAGCAATCCCCCCGGCAATGCGGGTGATCCAGTTGTTGTTCGCCAAATCCGATCCACCCGTGGGTAGGAACGTTTCCATCAACCCTTGGGCGCCGATCGCGGCGACCTGGCCGCCGTACTCGATGGCACGGTTGATCAGCTTCACCCCGGTCTGAGCGGCCTGGCCCGCGCCGGGTGCCATCGCGTCGAGCGCCATCCCGCCGGCCTGCACCGCCATTCCGAGCGCGCCGCCACCGTCCATGCCGATCCCGCCGGACCCGGCCCCGGCGTACGGTTCAACACCGCCGTAGCGGGTGGAGGCGAACGGCGCCGACTGCGGGGCGCCAGCGCCCATAAACGGCAGCGCGCCGCCGCCGCCGAACGCGGGCGGTCGCGAGTTGGCCGTGATGCCATAGGGCGCCGTCGAGCCGTTGGTGATCACCTCCCACGCGCCGAGCCCCTGCGGCGGTGTGCCGTTGTAGCCGTAGAACGCCGTACGGTCGGCGACCGCCATCTGCTGCTCGCGCGTGGCGAGGTGCGGCATCGGCGCGAATTCCTGCCCGCCGTACGCATTCCACGTTGACGGCGAGAACTGAAGCCCGCCGTAGTGCCCGTTTCGCCCGGTGTCGGCGTTGGCCCAGTTGCCGCCCGATTCCTTGGCGGCGACCGCATCCCAGTTGAACCCGCTGAGTAGCGTGTTGCCGTTGACAACGTTGACCGGCACCGGCCCGCTGCCCGAGCCACCGGACAACTGACCGTCGGCGGCGATATGCACGTGATCGTCGTGACGCCCAGCCTGCCCGAGCGTGTAGAAGTCGCCGAACTTGCCGACGCCCTTTCCGTTTTTGATGTTCGAGGCGAACCCCGGCGAATCGTGAATGAGTTCGAGCAGGCTGCTGCCGTAGTTGGCGGCCATGTAGTCGGCGAACGCGCGCATCGCCTGCGGGCTACCGGAGTAGTCACCAGCAAGTCCCTTGCCATGGTATCCGTCATCACCGGGGCGAGTTCCCGACGACTTGGTCAGGCCGAACTGGGCTGCTATCTGGTCGATCTGACTGATGCTCAGCGGTGTACCGGCACCCATCTGCCCGCCGAACGCGTACGGACCGGTCGCACCGGCCGACTGGTAAGAACCCCGGTCGTACTGGTTGTTTTGGTACTGCGGACCGAACACGCCCTGCGCGCCGAGGACACCCATCAACCCGTGCCCGCCCTGGGTCGGGTTATAGGCCGAAATGGCCTGCAACTGCCCCAACAACGGTGCGGCGGCAAGGTTCGCCACGAACTTCGTGATGTTCTCCGCGATCCCCGCCAAACCCTTCGAGATACCGAAATCCTGATCAAGCTGGGCGCCGATCTGCCCCAAATCCTTGGCATGCTGATCGGTTTGCTTCGTCAACTTCTCATACTGATTCGCCCGCGCATCACTCATGCGCATCTCGGCGGCCTGAAGGTCACGTTCCGCTTCGATCACATCGTTACGGGCCTTGAGCCGGTCCTCTTCAGTCGCCTCGGTGGACTGCTCCAACTGGGCTGCGCGGGCACGCTTCTCCGCCAGTTTGTGGCGGGCATCCAGATACGACGATTCAGCGGAGAACACGGCAGCGTCCTGCGGCATGCCAGGAATCCCCGGCGGCAACGTCGTGTCATACGGCAACACCGGTGCATCCGGCAACTTCGGGGCAGACGACGACCCGTCGGCACTACCCGCAGCGCCCGGGAACAAATCAGCCAATGGACCATCAGGACCCGCATCCGCAGCGGCACCAGGCCTCCGACCATGCGGGCCATTTCCCCCACCGATACGCGTCGATTGCCAGTCAGGAGTGTCAGGACGACCCGGAACGCCCCACGGCGCAGTGAAACCACCGGCCCGCTGCCACGCTGTAGGATCGTCCAACAGGTTCATCAAAATCTCGTCTGGGCCAAGCTTCGGTGCGAGATAGGTGCGAATCCACGCCTGCCGCCGCCGCAACTCTTCGGGATTATCAGCCGCCTGCCGCTCCCACTGAGCTGGCGTCAACTGCCCCCCAGGACCGCTGTAGTACGGGTCGTTAAACCGAGAGTCCTTGATAGCTTCGTTCACCTGATTGATCACCGGCACCAACGCGAGGATCGCCCCAGCCGCGCCAGCAGCCAAACCAGGCATCCGCTTCAGATGGTTGTTCGCACCAGCAAGCGAGGTAACGAGATTCCCCACCGTAGAAAGCACACCAACGGACTTCCACGCAATGAACGCGGCCGCGACGGTCTCCACGCCGATTCCCATGTCGCTGAGGACATCTACGACCTTGCGGATCGTATTCCACAAATCCTGAGCTGTATCAACAGCGTCTTCAAACACACGCTTGATGTCGTCCTTGTGGGCAACGATCCACGCGTTCAAGTCATTCAACTTGTCGGTCACGTTGTTGATCGACTTCGCCAACGCCCCAGGACCCTCAGTAGTGTCCAACGGGTCACCAAACAAAGCCGAAATGAAGTTCGCCCCAACACGACCCACAGCAGCGTTCATGTTCGACAAGGCACCGTCAACGGTGTCGGCCAGCTTCTTCGACATGCCACCGAACTGGCCCTCAATCGCCTGCACAAGCATGCCGAACGAAATCGTGCCGTCCTGCGACATCTTCTGAATCTCAGCGCTCGTCAAGCCGAACTCTTTCTGCAACGCCGCCTGAACATTGATGCCACGCTCATTGAGCTGCAACATCTCCTCGGCCTGCAACTTGCCCTTGTTGAACACCTGGTTGAAAATCACGGCCAGGTCGCCGAACTTCTGGCCAGACGCCCCCGCCGCGTCCGCGATCGCCGTCAACGCCGCCTGCAACGGGCGGCCCTGCTTCACCCCACCGGCAAGGAACTGAGTAGCCGCCTTCGCCGCCTCGTCCAACGCAATCGGAGTGCCAACGACGACCTCGTTGATATCCGACATGATCGTCTTGACCTGCTCGGCGCTGTTCCCCATCGCGGAAAGACGGTGCGATGTCGCATCAAGAGACTTGTACCGATCAAACCCCTTGAACAGGGCAACACCGGCGGCGCCGATGATGCCTGTCGCGGCGGCCGTGAACGCTGTGCCCAACGCACGACCAGCCAACGCGCCAGCCTTCGACGCCGCACCCTCATACCCCGACAGGGCAGCCGAAAACCGGCCCGCCACAGGCAACGACGACGCAAGAGACGAACCAAACGACGACCCAAACCCCCGGCCCGCCGACACACCATGCGACGAAAAACCATCAACAATACGAGACCCGGCCTGACGCGTCGCACGATCAACCTCACGCGACAACTGCTCGCCAGCATTACGACCAGCAGCAGCAGCCTCCCGGCCCACATTCTCACCGATCGCACGACCAGCAGACGACCCCGCGCGCGCCCCAGCCGCCTCCATCTCACGCTCAATGTTCTTTGCCGCCACCGCAGCAGCACGCTCATCAAGACGGGAAATAATGTTGACGTAGATAGGCATTACGCTCCCCGGTCACCGTCGTTATGAGTGAACAGTTCGATTCGCTTCGCCTTAGCGGCCGCAGCGGCGGACTCTTTGCTCTCGAACCGTCCGCAGTAAATGTGCTGACGGTTATGAACTACGACCGCCTCCCACTTGCCAGCCTTGAAACGCACGCCACGCACTCCGCTCCTGCCCCACCCAGAGGATCTATTCTCACGATTCTGCTTCGCGGTGGTAACGCGAAGATGATCCGGGTTGACACACAGAGTGACGTGGCAGATGTGGTCTATCTCCATACCGGGCGGGATCTCTCCGTGCGCCCACTCATAGCAAAGACGGTGCGGCGAAAGGTTATTAAACCTCCCATACCCATGGTTAGTAGTTCCGCCCGTCCAAAGCCAGCACCCACCTGGCGCAGACTTGTCCACCTTCGCAAACAATCTCTGCTGGAGCGTCGGCTCCGCAATGCCAAACCGGCGCAGGTATCGGTCATGTGTTGCGCACAGCCCGTTCTTATGGGAGAAGACTCGTCGATCGCATCCATCAATAGCACACATCAGACACTCACCTCCCGTCACCAGCCGAACAGATCGGCCTCAACCTCACGCTGCAACTCGTGCGCCTCAACCGACGCTTTCGCTTTCTCCAACCGATCAACCGGGTCCTCGAAAGCGAACGGCTCATACGCCGCTTTACGGCTCTTCGATGCATGGAATGACGCCCTGAACCGGGCTATCTCGTTGTATGTTTCCGCCGCGATCAACTCCGACTCAGACCAGCGGCCCCCGCGAACAGCCCGCGCCACCGCACCATCAACCGGCGCGAAATCCACATACAACTCCCGAACATGTTCTTCAGGATTGTCCACGAACCGCACCCCGAACAGGTCCAGCAACTCCAAGCTGGACAGCCTGCCCTGATGCCAATCGGCGACGCTCAGCCCGAAGAAGCGCCGCAGGTCACTCGCTATCTGCCTCGGGTACAGTCTCCAGAACCACTGAGCTTCCATCACTTTTCGAGTCGGACTCAGCTCGTTCCGCGATCGTGAAGCCCTGCTCGGTCCACGCCCGCCACACATCCCGGGCACCTGCAGGACGACCGTTGATCTTCTTCGACCGCAGGACCTCGTAGTTGTCCATGCCCAGCACGACCTGAACGATCCGCACCTCACGCGGCGGCGACACACGCTTACCGTCCTTGAAATACGGCGGCCCCTTGACCGCGCCGGGACGGGTCTCCGCAGGCAACACCATCTCGTTGCCGTCGCGGTCCTTCACGGTCTGCTCCGGGATATACAGGTCAGGCTCCCGGTCATAGGTTTCGATCTCTTCGAGGTACGCCTCGTAGGCTTCCAGCGCATCGTCGTCGAGCATCCGAAGGTTCGGGTGCGGGGGGATCGTCATGGTGGTGCCGTCATCGAAGCGCAGAACACGATCGGCGAACGGCGAATCGAACTCGGTGGCCTGTTCACGCGCGGCGGCACCATTGTTCTCGGGTTTCTTCACAGACATCAGGGGCTTCCTTCAAAAAGGGGTTGATACAGGGGCGGTGGGCTGGCTTTGTGTGGTGCCTGCCGGGTGGGTGCCAGCCCCAAACCAACCCACCCGGCAGGACGATTCACCGGCTAGCTGCCGTCCGAGTACTGCTCAGCCCAGCCCGGGCCGCCCATCCACACATAGAAGTAGCCGGGAACAAGGGCGATCGTTCCCGCCGGGTCGGGCCGCATGAAGTACTCGTTCGGCAACACCTTGTACGTCAGGTCCGCCGTGTCCGGGTCGGTCTTGGAACGCTGCTTCGACGCCTGGTCGTCCAGCTTCACCGCCGGGTAACCCTCAGCGCGGTAAATGAACCCGCCGGAAGTGCGGCGCGCGTACAGCAGCAGCAGCTGGTACTCCGCCGAGTCAGCGTCCAGCAGCGGACCCTCACCGTAGTCAGGGGTACCGGGAAGAGCCACCAGCGGATTACCGGCGTTGTCGCACAACGGAAGTTCCGACTCCAGCCGGTGAATCAGCGGATCAGCAGTACCGAGCGCCACGAACCGCACCGAGTACGACTTTTCCGTCACCTCAGAATCGACCGGGAACTTCGACTGCAACACCATCAGATCGTCAGAGGTGACATCCGGTTCACGCTCCGCGCCGCCATCTTCGGGGTTGCATCCGATGTGCCACCAACCCTCATTCGGGTCAGTGTTGTACTCGTACTTGCCGTTCACCTTCCGGCGAATGAACAGGTCATCGCGAAGCTTGCCGTCCTGCGCGAACGGCGACCACTTCACCGTCACGCAATCATCCTCGAACGGCGACATGTCAGTCGCGGCACCGCGATTGTCGCGGATGAACACCGCCTGCAGCCCGCCACGCTCGATGAACGGCTTGTGAATGTCAGTGAATCCGCCGGCGCTCCAGTCGGTGCCGGTCAATGGCTGCGTCATAGGGACGCTCCTCTCATTTTGGATAAGGGACCGGATTGCGAAAATTTCCGGCGAACAAAAAGGGACCCGGCGCTACCGCCAGGCCCCTTTGACAGGGCTGAAACCTTCAACTAGATGTACTGAACACCGATCTCGTAGCGGCACACATGCCGCACCAAGTGGCCGTCGTCGTCATACTCGACGAGGACCGGTTTCATCAGCACACGCGCATAGTCGATACGCGCAACAACACCACCGCCGAGCGGTATCTCCACCAGCGGGTTAACGACGAGCTCCAGCATCCGATGATGCGTCAACTCGGCCTCATTCTCAGCGGCCTCATCAGACGCGGCGAACGTGTGCACCGACACGACAGCAGAATCGCTGCCTTCCTCGGGAACGTCACGCCCATCGACACGACGAACCACACGATGCGGCAACGGATCACCCGACAAACGGCGAGTAGAAACCTTTCCCAGAGGGGACAGCCACGCCACCAGTACACGATGGATACTCGGCGCTGAATCAGTCGCCATACGCGTTGCCGCCGAACTGTTTAGCTGTCTTCTGGGCAGGCGCGTACTCGTCGTTGTGCGCCGACCCGAACTCCACGAGATGCGCTTGCGGATCAGTCGCGCCGACCTTCCCGCGACCTTTGTTCGTGGACCGTTCCGTCACCTGAACAGAATCACGGTAAGCGCCGGTGCCCACGGGAGAATTGTTCTTCCACGCGTCAACAACCTCGTCCATGAACTCGTTGACGCCCTGATTCACCTCAGGCAGTTTGTCGAAATCATCAAGCCGCACACCGAACTTCGCCAAAGGGTTCTTCTTCGTTGGACCGTTCGCCACGATTCATCACACCTTCCGCAGCTCCGCCACCAAACCCGGCGCCCAACCGTGAAAACCCATGTTCCAGTCACGAACCGCAACCACATCGAACACATCTGACCCGTACCCGACACGGTCTTTCACCTTCACCGGCGAACCGGGCGGCAAGTACAGGTCAACATCGATCGTTTCGGTTTCCACAATCGAATACGTCCCCACCACCTGCACATGCGGGGCCAGTTGAATCACTGGAACAGACACCCCAGAACCGAACTGGGGAACCGTGTTCCCCAAACCATCCGACGAGTCACCGACGTGCGGATAGTGCGTCACCGTGTACGGAGTAGGGAACGTCACGGCATGTACCTGTCGGAACCCAGCGGGATGCTGTTCATCGATATGCGGTATGGCCGCAGACGCAGTTTGAGCGCGTTCGTAAGATACAAGTTTGACGAATCACCGCCCCACTTGAACGAGTACGGGCCAGCAGATGCGGTTGTGCCTTCGGGGTATGGCGATTGAGGTGCAGTGAGGGCGGTAGCGGCGATTTGCGCCACCACCCTCACCACAGCACCAGGAATCACGTCAGGAATCGACTCCCACCCGAGGTACCCGACAACGAGATCGGACGCCTCTTCGAGGAGAAGACCTGCACGAGTGGCTTCGTCCGGCGTCAGTTCACGCCCGAGAACCAACTCCAGGTCATCGATATCCGCCAGTGACATTCGCTTATCGCCTTAGCTGCCATCCGGGACGACAGCGCCGACGGGCGTCTTGTTGTCGCCAACCGCGGTCGCGCCGTTGCCGAGCACGTACGCGAAGCGGGCCTTCAACCGGAGAGCGATCATGTCACGCTCCGCCAGGTTGATCGAGCCCACCGTGGCCTGATCGAGGAACTTCACGGTGATGTCCTGACGGACACCGATCCGAACTCGCGAGGAATCCACCACCAGCGCCTCAGCGACACCGACAGGCCACGCACCGTTGGCGTTGAAGTAGGTACCGAACCCGTTGAACGACTCATCGCGGAAGATCGGGTTACCGTTCGCGTCACGAAGGTTCGCCACGTCGAAACGGAATCCCAGGCTGGCGAGCAGCGTGTCAGGCATGTACCCGGCTGCCGCGACCGCCTTCGACGCCCGGTTGATGCAGCCGATCAGGTCGTCTTCGTTCGCGTCACCCGGAACGATCGTGTAGTCCTGGTTTGCCGCGACGGCCGCCGGGAGCAGCGCGGGCGACACCCACGACGACGGCTTGTCGGTGCCGAAGATGACAGCCTGATCGAGCTTCTTACCGATCGCCTGGCCGCCAAGAGCCGCGATCTCTTCCAGAAGCGAGGTCGATGCGTCATCAACCACGTTCTCGTGAACGGGAATGATGACCGCGACTTCCTCAGCGACCAGGGTCCGGTCGGCCCACGTCGCCTCAGACGTCGGCTTCACACCCTCAGGTTCGGTCGCGGACTCCGACACCCACGAAGCGCCAGGCAGGGTCGCCAGGACGGGCAGGTGAGTGGTCTTGGTGCCCATGTTGACAGTCGGGAACGCCTGCAACACAGTCGATCCCTTCTTCGCGGACGCCAGGAGGTCGTTTGCGTAGGCCTCCTGGATGAGGGTCGCGACCTCGGAACGTGAAATGTCAGCCATGATGGCCTTCCTTTCATGGTTTTCCGCCGAGGCCGATCCTCGAACGGGTTTCGATGGTTGGGTTAACCGCCGGCCCGCATCCGACGCAGAGCTTCAGCTGCTGCTGCTTTCGGGTCCAGGTCTGCGGTCTCAGTGCCTGTTGTTCCTGATTTCAGGTTCTTTGCAGGCGGTTTGAGCTTTGGGGCTTGCTGTTGCAATTGCTGATCACGCCATGCGATCAGCTGATCAGCGGAGGCTTCCAGTTCCTCTTTGGTGCTACCCGTGAGGCTGGCCGCCGGGACACCTTTCTCGGCCGCCACTGACGTCACGAGAAGGTCGCGTTCTGCCTTTTCCGCCCGTGAGCTGACTGATTGCAGCTGCTCGGTGAGTTTCTGCAACTCGGTCTTCTCGCCCTCGCGGATTTTGTCCAGCTCTTCGGCTTTCGACTTCAGGTCGTCGTAATCGGAGAATTTGCTTCGTTCGCGTGCGATTCGCTGCTGGATGATCCGATCGAACTCGTCCTGAGATGTGATGGGTTTAAACGAGCTCTGCTGTTCGTCCCCGTTTCCGGGTTGGGTTGTTGCGCCGTCTTCGACGGTGTTTTCAGCCTCTTCGGGCATGGTGATATAACCTCCGCGTTATTGGAGTGGCCCGACCATTTCTGATAGCGCAGGTCGTCCGCGCCTTCGCCTGAAGTGTCAGGCTGAAGTCATGCGCCGTAGAACGGCTTTCGTGTCGATCGCGCCGTGGGCGCCTTTCGTCTCTCCGTCCTCGCGGGCGGCAGTGACGGCGTTTTGGTAGTCGTCTTCCCATTTGTCCACATACGGTGGAGGCTCGTATGACTGGCCCGGGCGGACTGGGACGGCGATGCAGCGGCAGTGGTCGTGGTACTTGGTTGATGCCCCGGCTGATTCTCTGGACCAGTACACTGCGCCGCGTGTGGCGAGCATCCGGCAGAACGGGCATGCTGTAGCCGACGCGTAGCGTGCCCATCTGGTCCTAGCTGGAAATGGCGATCCAGCGGCGGCGATTTCGTTCTCTAGGTTGGCAAGAACTGTTTCCCGCGAGGCGTCGAACACCATCCGCTGTGTAGACCCTGCGAGCCGGTCCAGTGGAGAGGCTTCTCCAGGTGCGTGGAACGCCCACGACACCGTTTTCTGAATGCGGTCTTCTGGTATCGGTTCGATGACCGGTGACGCCTTATAGGGCAGCTGCGGCGCGGTTTCGGTGTACCACTGCGCTGTGACCATCGACGCTGCCGACAGTTGCGGAGCTACAAGTTCAGGCAACGCAGCAGAGACAATCTGCGCGAACTCCGCAATGTCAGAGTATGACCGCCACAGTTGCACGAGCTGAGATGTGTTCAGCGTCGCCAAGTCCGATAGAACCTGCTGCAAAGCGTCGGCGTCAGTCGGACTGGGCAACTGTCCTACCTGCTATATCCCCCACCTGGGGATCACGCTGAGCCGTTGCCGCTCCTTGCCTGATGCTCGACACCAGATCAACAACAGTGGACTGCTGAATTGAATCCTTGATCGCCTTGATCTGCTGCTGCGACAACCCAGGAACCAAATGAACCACATCCCGCAACTGCACACCAGCCGCGACAAGCTTCGTAATCCCATCGACGACAGCGCCGAACGCACGAGCCTCAGTGTCCCGCCAAACCACCTCAGCACCAGAATCAGCCGCAGTCTCCTCATCGCCATCAATCTCGGCAGCCAGACGTAAAACCTGCTCCCACGACTCACCGAAACTGTCCCGCTTAGCCTGCAACTTCCGCTGCTGATTCGCCTCAGCAGCCGCCAAAGCCTCAGCGGACATATTCACCATCTTGCCCGTCACCTGAGCCGGCGAAATCTGCGCCCGCATCGCAACATGCTGGATCATCTCATCCAGAATGTCGTTGTACTGACCCGTATCCGCAGCAGGAAGCGCCTTCGCGTCAACATCATCATCTTCAAACGCCCACACACGCTTAGCGGACGCCGCTAGAATCTCACTAGGCGATGCCGTCCACCCTGTGATCACCTTCTGGGGGAACGCCCCGAACCGCGAAACCACCAGACGATCAAAATTCACCGAATTGATCGCCTGCTGATCACGAATCAACGGTGCCACCTCGCCAACAATCGCACCGTCAGCATCACGACCATTGACGAACCGCACCACAGGGCACACACGCTCGCCACCATAAGTAGCGCCATGCGGCACTGGATCACCATCGACCACAACACTGATCGGATGAGAAGCGCTCCGAAGCGTCGGATCAGACTCCGACACCTCACCCAGATCAAGGTCATAGGCGAACTCGTCGTCATACAAGCGGCCACGGCGACGCAACTTCGCATCAACCTGAGTGACCCACATCTCCAACGCATACTGCGGCCACTCATCAGCAACAGGATCGACATACGCCGTCAGAATCTGCTTCGGAGACCGAGGCGACAACATCGGACCATTTGGGCCAGCAGTCACCGTCATGTACGACGCCCCGTACGTCAAGGCAGGAACATATACCGACGACTGGCGAGCATCCATCCGGTTCGCCTGCCAAATTCGCCACGCCGGATCGTTATCCTGCGCATCCGCAGACCGATACCCGGTCACCGACAGATTCTGGGCGAACGAATCTACAACCAAACCTAGAACGTTCTTCACTGACAGCCGAGCTAGATCTTTGATCTCCTGCTCCGCCGACTCCGGAACCTCTGGAACCCCACGGATACCCTTCGCGTAGTCGCCGATACGGTCCAGCCATGAACGCTCGGAGAGGTGAATCTGCCACATTGCGGCGATCACATCGCGTATCTCGCGATCATCAAGCATCGCAGCTACACCTCCCTTCCGTAGTTAGGTCACCAAAACCTCAGGCGAACGATGCGCCCCCAGAACTGCGCGGCTTCGACGTCACCGCCGCGTACACCGCCGCCGACATCGCTATCGCAGGGCCAATATCAAACGACTCAGCACGCGGCATCATCATCCACCCGCCGGACGGACGATCCTTACGCGTAGCCCCACGCACCGCCACATCAAGCTCAGCCTGGCCGCCATGCGTCAAACGGCCCTGATCAACAAGACTCACCCACAACGCATTGCCAGCGACCGACTCGTTAGACGAATACACCGAAGACTTAAACTTCAGCTGCTTCAGCTTCTCGCCCAACGCTTTCGCCGCACCAACCGAATCATGCTTGATCGGCGTTTTCCGAGACGCGTACGCGCGCAGGAAATCCACCGCCTCAACCTCAGACTGCGTGCCAAGAGCGATCTCGACATGCACCCCATCGTCGACACCAGACCAGCACGCAACAATCCAGAACCATCCGGACCTGGTTGCACTAACCCCGAACGCTGAAACGTCACCAAGATCGTCCACGTCGCAGCACAGCGACCGCCACTGGTCGCCCGGAACAACCGACGAAACCTCGTTCGTCTTATCCCAAATCCCGAACACCTCACGACGAACATCCTCCGGAGACATGTTCTCCACCAGACGCTCAATCGCCGACTTACCAACACGATGCCCGAACGACGGATTAGCCTCAGCCAACCGATCCCAGAAACCCGGCGCATCAATATCGGCCACAACATCATCGGGAGACTCCGGAGCGAACTCCACATACACACCCTTGAACGGGCGGCGCTTCTTCTGCTCCAGCGCACGATCACGACGACGCTTGAACGCATCATGCACACCCAACGCAACCTCTTGCGGCCGCGGCGGCGTACCCATAAAGAACGCCAAACCAATCTCGGAGACGTTCATCGCGGCGAGCATGTCCGTCAGTGCCGACTCCTTCAAGTTCTGACACTCGTCATAAACCTGAATATCAACTTCCGAGAAGCCACGACCGAAACCCTGAGCCCGGGCGCCGAACAAAATCCGTGACCCGTTCGCGAAGTGAACACCCCGATTGTCGTCAGACTGCACCACAGGATGCATAGGACGCATCTTCGGCCTGATCGCCGGCTTCTCCACAATCCCCGCGATCTTCGTCAACGTCTCCGATGACGTCCGATCATGATGCGAAGACCAAACCACCAACGTGCCCGGACGAGACAAACAGATCGCGATCAGCCCGACCATGATGCCCCACGTTTTGCCGGCCTGCCGCGCGATACTCAACGTCACACCCATGACGTCGCACGCCAGCGTGCCGTCCTCACGCAAACCCAAGGCCGCGTACCAAATGTCTTCCTGCCAGCGATCAAACGCCACACCCATACCGGGGAGCTCTGGGGCAATCAGCTCGTAGTAGCGGGTATGTGAAATGTCATCCGGGACGAAGCACTGGCGAGCAATATCGACAAGCGGCGCAGGGTTAACCCGACTTCCGGAACCGGTCGGCATCGAACGCCACAACCTTGCCGGACTCAGTCGGAGCCGACTCCGACCCCTGCGTCAGCGCCCGCAACCGAACAATCTCCGCCTTCGCCTTCTCAATCGCAGGGTTCAACTGCGAACGAAGCTTCGGCTCTTCTTCGAATGCCTCAGCCAACAGACGGTAACGAATCTCCGCCTCCGCCAGCTCATCACCAGCGGCCATCGCCTCATTCAAAGTGCTGTACTCAGCCATCACATATCCTCTCGGACCCGCCGGTTAACCGCCCGACGTCAGCGTGGCGCACCAAAAGCCTGGTGCAAGGTCTAGGCAAAGCGCGGATTCACGTACGACTCCCTCACTTCCGGGACAGCACGATCCCCAGACGACTTCGCGCGATTACACTGCCGACACACTGCCTGGCAGTTATCCAGCCCATCCGAATCTTCCTGAGACCAGCCCAGTCGCGCGGCCTCAACAGAACTCACGATGTGGTCAACCTCAAACGACCGCGGATGAGGTGGGCGAGCGTCATAGTCGATAACCCCGCCCAGTGCCTGGCAATCCGCCGTGATCCGCAACGCGCATGGAGCATCACCGTCACGCTGACGAACCTGAGCGCGGCGACGATTCCGAACAGTCGTGTTGGCGAACGGCACTACAAACCTCCCTACCCCCAGGTCACACACACACTCGCCT